TCGTCGGTCGTGAGTTTCAGTGATTCACGCTTCCAGTTGTTCATTTTGTATCTCCTGTTAGTTGGTTTCTACTTTGATTCGCCATATTGGGCAGTTTTTCGACTTGCCCAGGTCGACTCAATTTAAGAAAAAACCACCAAGCCACAACAATGCGTTACTGATGCATCGTTGTGGGGTACACTCAGCGACGACGGACGAAACTCGGTGCCAATAACCGCCGGGTCGTGCCCCAAGCCGTGCGGTCGACACAACACCGTGTTGTTGCGGGTGAATCCCGCCACACGGTACATGCTGCCCGCTGCGGTAGTCACGATGTCGCCAACACGCAGCGACAGGTAGACCGGCCAGCCGTCGTTGTCGCTGCCGACAACAAAATCAAGCGCCTGGGCAGGCGAAGTGTTGTGGTCGGGCCACTGTCGGCGAAGAAGTTCGAGATGGGTCATGAGGAAAGCCTCCTGAAGGCTAGCGGTGAATCCGTCACCGTCGGGCCAGCCGTTCGGCTGTGCTCTAGATATGGGCCTTTTAGCGACTTGCCCAGGTCGTCTATCTACTTTTTACCGCAGATTTCGCATGTGCATTCCTCGTCCCCGCTCCCCCAAAATGGTACTTCTTCCCTGGTGTAGTCCCCCACACATTCATCACACAGCATTACAATACTGCCCTCATCATCACAAGACAACTCTTCGCTAAGGTAAAAATTAATGTGGTGTTTCATTTTTGTATCTCCTGTTTTGTCTATTTACTGTTTCGCCTCTGTATCTATAGTATATCATAGATAGCTACCTTTGTCAATAGGGTACTACCTACCGTAGGGCGGGCGTAGGGTAAACGTAGGTTTCAACTCCCAAACAAAAAAGCGCCGACTTGTGCCGGCGCTCTCTCGATACTTATTCAAACTAGCGCATTCTAGAATGCTTTGCTGTGCTTGCGTTCTCTCCCTTCGTTATATGCCATCTTCGCTATAATTGCATTACCAATAGGCAAACTGTAGTAGGCTGCTGTATCCAAACAGCGAATGATACAATCTGCAAGCTCCACCGTCACGCCATCAAATTCTGGGATTTTGTCATCGGGTGGGTTGTCATGTCGTGCAGCTTCGAGTGCTTCGCTCGCCTCGCTGTGGATTAGTGCGATGGCTTCACCTATGCTGCGCGGCTCATCATAGAAGCCCTTGTCTACTGCATTGCTATGAATTTCTCTGGCCAACGCATCGATAATCCATGATTTGATGCAATGTTGACGCTGGCTGTGCAGGGAATCGGCCTCTAGCAGATGCTGCTTCGCATACTGCACAGCGTCTAGCAACTCCTGATACAAATCTGCCAGCGCATTCCGCCCGTTGTGCGTTTGCAGATATGTGCCATATTTTTGGCGACCTGTTTCGCTGCGCTGCTTCAGGTCCTCAATTACTAACTCCGTCACTTTTTGCTGACCGTTCGTCGGTTGTGGCTCCGGCGTATTGTGATTATAAATTGCTCGCTGCTCAGTCATAATTTTCCTTTCTGTTGATTGCCTCAGAACGCTACAGAAGCCCGTAGCGGCGTTTTGTTTGCAAATAGGCCTGGATGTACCAGATGAGTTTGTGCAGGGGAGAGAGTAGGCGATCCTTCGCCCCTGCACAGCATTACGTTACACGGCGACTACACAAGCGTCGCCATCACAGTAAAGATCCATCTGCTTGTCCTGCTCCCCAATACCGCTTGCCCGAAATGGCGCAATGTTTGCCATCAAGTCACGGTACGTCTCTTTATCAATACTCTCATATGGCGCTTGTTCGTAGCCGTGGCCCTCACTTGGCAAGAAACTAATTCCCTTGAGTCGATGTTGATAATGTTCAAGCGCCTGTTTAATGTCATCTGGCCCAACTGCCTCTCGATCAAACTTCACCGTGGCGCTCACGGCGTTGTCGGCCCAATGGCGTTGCACCAGTGATACAAGCTGCAATTGTTCGTCCATACTTACGTCACTTTCGCTACGCACGCCCGGTCCAGCGTCAACAGGGAACGACACCGCCACGCTACCCGGTGTATAAGCGGACGGCTCGATAGGATACCCTGCGGCCTGCAATGGCTCCACAAGCGGGCTATCATCTGCCAGCACAATACGGCGGATATGATGGCGACCAGCGGGCGCAAAATGAACGCCAGGCGTTACACCGGCTACGATAGAGACGGTTCCGCTGGGCTTGACGCTGGTGCGGCGGATGGATTCATTGACGTTTAGCCATTGCGAATATAGCTGGTCATAGTAACCGCTAATGTAATAGCCGTGATCCAGCCAATCCCGCAATGTGCCCATGCCGCGTTGTCCAACAAATTGAGTAATGCCTGTAACCGACAATCCGATCCGCCGGTTTTGGCACATTACATCGCGCGCCTGCGGATCACGAATGCGTTCATTGGCCAAGGTAACACTTTTCCCATACAGGTAAGCATACTTGATAGCTCGCTCAAACTCCTGCTTGTTTTTGCACCGTGGCAAAAAGATTTCCACCAACGTGCATTCCTCACGATGGTGCAAATTCTGTTCGTTGCATGGGTTGGCGCCCATCACCCCCACATCGGGTTTGCGCACCCCATTCATGCGCCCGTACTGGCGCGCATTTTCCAGCCAGTAGTAGCCTGGCTCTCCATTCGCCCACGTGCGTTCGGCTACGCTGCTGTAATCCATGCCGACTTCGGCAAATACGGAATTGTTAGACACCCAACCATACTCAGCACGCTCGGGATACAAATCGTAGTTTTTCAAGTTAATGAATTCGCTATCGCTTGGATCGCCAAGTGCAATCTCGGCAGAATTGTGAACAAGTAAACCCTCGGCAGCTACAAACTCATGTGCGCCAGGAACGCTTATATCGAAAGTTTCAACCGTTCGCCCCGGCTGAATCCCATTCACCTTGATGGGTATTAGCCCCTTGCAATCCCCGCCTAGCAACTCATACCCATATCCATGTTGGCTTCTCTGTGTCTTGCGTGTATCTTCGTACTTCGAACTATAAGGGGTCACAATACCTTGAAATCTGCCTACCGCACGAGCGCCAACTACGGAGAGATGATACAGTGACCTCCATTGCCCTCTTGCTTTTCTATGCAATCGCATTCTCGTTGGAATCCCCAAAGATGCGCAAAGCGACTGCACTTCTTTCAAGTAAGTCGGATACACTGAGGACGCAACCAGAACAGGCCTAGTAGCCGAGCTGCCATCAGCATCAAAGAGTCCAGCTACATAAGCTGCTCGCACTCTATGGGTGCCCTTTAAGATGAAATCTGGCACACTGATCGGCTCGTTAGCGACCTTAATCTGAGATAAATACCAAGCAAGTTGCTTTGACTGACTCCGTACCTTTACGGATTTATCGGACTCGGAAGGCTCAACTCGATTTATGTTTACCCCGAATCGCTCTATCTGCTGTTCCACCCGATTGATAATTTCGGAATGTTTGGTGTCACAGGCAACCATCACGTAAGCATTGAATCCACCATTCTCAAAATTAGGGTAAACATAACCATCGCCATGAAACATTCCAATGAACCAAGCCATATCTGCATCTAAGGTGGGGATATCTATATCAACGCATGTAGTCGAATGCAACGGCTTATCATACGACCAATCAGGCAAATGAGTGTTTACACCATTAATCATACCCTCAACAAAAACTAGTCGTTCGCCTTGCAATAGCTCAGATGCAAGTTTCCATGTGTACTCTCCTGGCGAAGTCATCACAGCCACCCGATGAGACTTGGTACACTCAAAATCACCGAGCTGAGTCTGAATAAGAATTGTTGCTTGCGTACCCTGCTCGATTAATTCGCTAATTTCCGCATACCCATCCGATGTTTTAGCCGCCATCCCTGGGCAAATATTCTCAATAGGCACAAGGCCATCCCTTGTATGTATGAGCGTTCCCTTTGGGAGACATCTCCGCACATTCCCTGACACAACGCATTTGCCTATCAGATTGCACAAATCAACGATGGTGCGGCTGTTCAGAAGCTGGCCATCCTGCGTATCCAGAATCTTGCGGATGGATCTGTGCAGGTCAATTAGCGGTTCAGGCCCAGACGCCACGCCACCAAAGCCACGGATCAAACTACCCCGCGGGCGCACTAGGCTATAGTCAAATTGCCAGTGTGGCATCGTGGGATTGAGATAAGAATCAATTAACATGCGCACAGATTCCGCCCAGCCCTGTCGGTTATCGGGCACCATAAACGTACGACCCTCCTGTCCGGGCTTGGCGTGTATCCGTAGCTTGCCAGATCCTCGGGTATCAAACCCCACACCCACACCCAACATGGACCGCTCCATCAGCCAAGCGAAGAAATCACCTCTCTCACGATCAATATATTTGCTGCTAATGAACGCACAGTTTTGAAGACTCTCGACCTCGCCGCGTTCCATCACGAACGGCACACCCATCATGGACAATCCACGCCCAGGTGGGGTCCACTTCATCTGAAACATCATGTCGTACGCATCTTTTGCACTGCGTACAGCCTTCTCGTAATTCCAGTTTACGCCATTTTCTTCGCACCATTGCTGCTGAAATGAATACATCCCATTGATTGCACGCTCGCACACATCCGCCCAGCCCTCCTGACCGTCCACATTTGGATTATCTTGTCGGCTGTACGTGCGCAGGAATGTGACCTTGCCCATATCGCCAAACCCAAAGGAAACAGGCTGCATTCGATACTCATCTACAAATAACTTCGGCATCTCAAATTTCATCTTAGATCCTTTTGTTAACGATTCTCAATTTCCAAAAACAACTGGTAACAACTTTCGCACAATGGCAACTTCTCTGTTGTGCGTTCCTTTACCTGTATCTTTTCGACATGCGCAACAGGTTGACCACAATCGCACAATTCATCGTCAAATATGTTCCCCATCCATCGCCTCCGTAATTTTTCTGAGAATGTCAGTCTGGCATTTGACATGTGACTTGGTTCTCGCGCAACCAGTAGCTAGGCCGAATGCCATACACAATACCCTGCGCAGCGGGTATACTACGCATCAAATTACCGTCATCATCATACGTTGACCAGTCCTTACCAACTTGATTCACCTCCCATTCGTTGATGCGCCCCCATCCTTGGGCAGCCTTTTTGCCGATGTGCGTCATGGTAGATAACAGGTCGCTAACCCCTGCCCGATCACCGACCACGTACCAGGACACACTCAGTGCATGACGATAGAACATAGGCATGTGGTAACTTTTATAGCGCGCCTGCTCAACAATAACGCGCCCGCGTCGACCGGCAAAATCAATCAGATCCGATTGCGCCATGTCAAACCGTTTGTTCCAGTGCTCCTGTCCGTCCGCATAGGCATCCCACTGGGCAAATGAAGCTGCGTAAAACCACTCGCCATGCTCTTCACGTATCCCCAGCGGCAATGTGGGGTACTCAATGTCAGGCACGTGTCCAGGCGTGGACAGCATTTGCGGGCCATGCAATTGACGCATGGCGGCGTAAAAGAGGATGCCGTCGATGGGCAAATAGGCGTCAGCAATAATACCGCAGCGGGGATAGGCGGTGATTTTGAGAGGCTCATACATAGCTGCGCGCCTCCGGGTATTTATTGGCGAACTGATTAAATAGTTCGGGCCAGCCACGTTTTAGAATCTGCAATTGCCCATACCCCAACGCACGAGCCTGCGACAAGGGCCCAATACGCTGATACTCTAGCGCCACACCAATTTCAGACAGTCTGTCATATGCAGCGTTGTAGGGCACATCGTTTGACACGATGTACGCCCACACGTCCTGCACCGACCACCAGGCAATTGGGTTGCATTGCCAGACGCCATGCTTCTGTGCAAAATAGAGTGTTCCGAATTTGCGCAAGTGAATATGTCGGAGAGAATTCTCCTTCGCTCGCAATCCGATAAATACGCCGTCATACTGCTGCCGGCGCGCAAATGCCTGCAGCCCGTCGTTGTTGGGCGTGTCGAGCCAAGCGGTCCCCTCGGGCAATTCAGGATACTTGGTGTCCCAACTGGTGAACCATTCGGAATGCTCGACACGGGCGGCGATACGGTGTACATTGTCTACCTGGTCAATATAGTCAATCGTTTCAGGCAGATTCCACTCGTCATCACTCCACACGCCGGGCACATCCGGGGAACAGAGGCGCACCAAGTGCAGCACGCACGTGCTGTCCTTGCCACCACTCAGCGCAATGTAGGGTGCATTCATAGTAGACAAAGCATCTTCCACAATACGCAGTGATTCTGCGACTTTGCGCTTGAACCGACCGGTGCGAGCATGCAGTGTCGCATTGAGATGCTCGGTTTCATTCATAGCGCACCTGTCCCAGTCCATGCGTTGTCTTGCGTCCCACGCCACTGTACCGCGCAAATCGCAGAAGGACATGATACCATTTCGCCATGTCCTGCGGCACAATGATGCCCATATATCCCTTCCACGCACGTTGCGCGTATTTACTCATAATCACTTTCGTCATGCGTAGCCTTGCGCAGTAGCAACACACATCCCCGTATTGCAGATCGGGGATGAGCGGGCCACCTGCCGACTGCCAGCGATGCAACAGGCTGCCAAACAACCAACGTGCATCAGGGAAGGCTGTGTCGACACCAAACGACCCGAGCGCTAGCGGCGTCTCGAACGTCAATTTGATGCGCTGCGTATCGGGCGCATCGTCTATCAGCGATTCAAATGAGTCAGCAGATAAACGCTCGGCCTTGTGCGCAAACGAGCTATTTGCAATGGCCAAAAAAATATCAGTATCAAGCGTACCAACGCGCAATGTGCCATTCGACAGCACTGCGCTAAACGGGGACGGTCGCTTGCTATCGTGGATCTGCTGGGCCAGCGCGGCATTACCAGACGAAATCACGTCCATAGCGGCGTACAGTCCGCCTTCGTAGCTGGTCTTCGCCTTGTCCTTATGCACCCAAGGCAAGGCAGTCAACGCCATCATTGGATGCCTCCCAGTAGCTCCCGAATCTCATCCGCACGCTCGTTGAGGTGGCTTTGGTAACTGCGCCCCACCGGCATATCCACGGCTGCGCCGCCGGCGCTAACGCGGCTGTCGATGGTGTGCCAGTTGTCGAATTTGATACTAATCTTGCCCAAGCCTACATTTGACTTGGCGCCCACATAGGGAAATCGGGAAAACTCGACTAGACATGTGGCGAACGCATCGAACTCAATGTCGCTGACATCCTCCAGAATAATACTCCAGTAAAATCGAGTGCCAGCGGCCAGCGTCTCCACGTAGTACATCATCTGCTGGTTCTGCCCGGTGTTATCCTGCACGACGGGTTGCGACGTTGCGTCGCGCTTACTGCGAGCCTCAGCTTCCAGCAATTTGCGCACATCGCTGTCAATCAGTGTGCGTTTGTGTTCGTCCTTTTCATCGTCCTTGCGCGTGTACATCTCCTCTTGGAGATATTCCCAAATCGAGTCGGGCTGGTAGCCATTCACGCACGATTCGGGCAGCAAATGCGCAGTCTCGGCGCAGACGGGCATCATCTTATCCACCTTGAGTTTGCCGGGCATAATCTGATTGCCCATGGCCCCGCCGAACACGCCCACGAGCGGGATGAGTTCCCGCAATTCTCGTGCCCGATCAATGTCCAGTCCGCGTCCCGACGTTTTTGTCAGTGCGCCACCGCTGAACAAAAAATGAAAAGCCGGCAGCGATAACCCCTGCGGCTTTCCGTCTTCGCCCGGTTCGCCATAACCCAGGGTGCGACACATGTGCGCCATGCCCCGGTCGCGCAACAAGCCGCGAATGCCATTGCCCGAAATGACGGGCACCTCCTCCACGCTGCCATCGGGCTGCACGAACTTCTCCCGGCGCAACTTGCTGCTCACCCCAAACGACTGGCCGCCACCGTGAAAAATGGACGATAGCGCCGTGACGAGGCCGGTAAATTCAACTGTTCGCATTGTTCATTTCTCCTGGAATGGATTGTCGTTTGAATCGAACATGGTGCCCGCCAGTTCCTGTTTTTTCTCCCACGCTGCCTTCCGCTTGTCGTTCTCGAGGCGGACTATGAGAACAAGCGTGGGCGCTTCGTCACGCAACTGTCGCAGTAGCTTACGCTCGTCGGACGCGTTGAGTGCAGATAACGTGTCGGACACATCGTCTGAACTAATCTGTATCTGCAGGCGGGAACAAAGACTGCTGATAAACTTGCTCACACTGCTTGTGTACGCCGCCGCCCGTATCTGGTTTTCGAACTGGTCCCAGATATTGCGGACGTACTTTTGCTTGTAGTCCCCGCTGATTCCGCGCCACAGCGGAATCAGCATCTTTAATGCTTGATGATACTCCTCTGGATAGTCGTTCATCTTTATCGCCTTTCTGGCTCAGAAATATCGCTAGCTCAAACATGGCTGAACCACGATGCGTTTTTAGCTGATTCTCAATTGTTAAAAATTCGACAACGCCAAAATCTCGAATGCGATTTTGGCGGTATCGTCCTGTATAAATTTCCTCCTTGCTGAATATAAAATACAGTTCCTCGACGTACCCCAACAGCTTCTCTAGCATTACCATATCAGGCGCAATGGCGCTTTCCTCCAATTGCCACATGCCGGGCTGGGCACGAAAAATGACATGCTTCTGTCCCGACGTGGCGATAACGGCCACATCGGGGTGCTTGCGTAGCGCATCCAACATAGCAGGCTTGTCGCCTTTGGATAGTGGCAACCAAACGCCATCCGCTACAAAATGCGAATAGTTGCGCATTCGCTGCGGCTTCCCCTTACCAACAATTTGCGCTAGCTGCTCACTGCGCTCCTCAAACGAAAATAGGCACGCCTGGCAAACAATGGTGCCTGGATATAGCTTGTCGTGGTCGGTAAATGTTGGTTTCACCCACCTGTCGAATGGCTGCCCCTGCTGGCCTTCGTGTCCGCAGACACGGCACATGCCGGGATTGTCGCCGTCAATAGGTGGGCGTCCGGCGGCTCTGTAGAGTGCGTGTGTAACAGGAATCATTCGTCTTGCTATTGCCTTTCATTGCTCATGTTCGGACAGTGCCCGGCGCTCCGCCCACCAGCCGAGCGCCAGCAGGACGGACACGGCCCAGGGCATACACTCAAAAATGTGCATAGAATCCCCCTAGAACGGAATTTCTTCCGTGCTTTCCATCGTCTCGCCCTGCATCGGGTCGGCGCTGTTCCCGTTGCTGCCGTTGTCGCGCCCGCCCAGGAACTTCACCTCGCGGGCCGTCAGTTCCAGAGATGCCCGGTTCTCGCCAGCGCGGTCGGTGAATGCGCGCGCCTCCAGGTCATCGCCGACCACCATCACTTGCCGGCCTTTGCTCAAATACTGCGTGCATACCTCAGCCAGCTTGCGCCACGCCGTGACGCGAAACCACGTCACTTTCTCCTGTCGGTTGCCGTCGTTGTCGGTCCACGAACGATTGACCGCCAGAGAGAAACTGCACACCGGCACGCCGCTGGGCGTGTAGCGCATGTCCGGGTCATTGCCAAGATTGCCTATAATCGTTGTCTGCTGGTACATGTCAGTCTGTCTCCTTTTTGTTGATTCGTGCCTCAATCCATTGTGAGGCGTCCGTGTACTCCATCGCTTTCGCAATCAGCACCATGTGCTGTAATTGCCGGTTCAGTCGCGCGTGCGGGCATCGTCTACCACAATCCGCCACCACCGACGCAGCGAGCGTGCGTTGACAACGCGGGCATTGCGCCGTGTCTCGTGCGTGCCTCAATCCGTCATTGCTCATCACATCCCTCCTCGGAATCGCGGTCATTTTCTATGCGAAGTCATTCAACAGCCAACTCAAAACGTTCCAGGTCCGCAAATTTCGCCCGCTCCTCGATAAACGCCATGCGCACGCCGCCGACCGGGCCATTGCGGTTTTTGGCAACTTGCACGTAGGCGACACCGTGCAAGTCTTCATCCGGCACCGATATGCTCATCTGCCGTTTAACGTAGTATTCCGGGCGCATCAGGAACATCACCACGTCTGCAACTTGCTCCAGCATTCCAGAGTAACGTAAGTCGGACAACGCGGGCATCTTGTTCGCGCGTTCCTCCACCTTGCGGCTCAGTTGGCTGAGTGCAATCACCGGAATGTTGAGCGTCTTGGCGATGGCTTTGAGGTTCTGCGCAATGGCCGATATACGCTGCTCCTCATTCTGCCGCCGGTCGCCGCCGAGCTCTACGAAATCGAACATCATGGCACGCACCGGCGTCGTTTCATGCAGCGCGCTCAACTGTTCCAGCATCTGCGCTGTGGTCGGTCCGCTGTTGTCATCAATCCAGATGGGTAGAGACTTCAGCCGGTCCATTGCATCCCGCATGGCGTGCATATCGGCGTTCGTTCCCTGGCCCTGGCGCAACTCATGCAGGTTTACGCCGCTGGCCGCGCTGGCCATGCGCAGGTACAGCGACCAACCCGGCATCTCGGCGGAGAATATGGCTACGCAGCCATCGTCACCTTCTCGCATCAACTGCGCGGCAATGTTCTCGCACATCTGCATGGCGATAGCCGTCTTGCCCTGGGATGGGCGGGCGGCGAGTAGAATCAGGTCACCCGCCATCGGGCGGCAGTACCAGTCAAGCGACCGGAAGCCGGTACTATATCCCTCCGGCTTGCCCTGCGCCCACTGTTCCAACTTGTCGAGTGCTTTGGTGTGCCATACCTGCATGGGGCGCAGGTCACTCTCGAAAATGTCCAGCATGGTTTAGCTCCTGTCCTGTAAATGTGGTGAATTTGCGAATAGCTTGTCCCAACTGGCATCGGCAACGGAATCGACCGGCCCGGCTCGTCGTTGTGGTTTCGGGCTGTCCCGACCTTCAGCCTTCCATCGGGTCAAGATGCCTTCAACGTATGCCAAACTTCTTTTGTTTTGATTGACCGCAATGCGCAGCGCATCAAGTATCCAATCGTGCGGGTGTTCGTCCGCCAACGCCCCCAGCTTTTCAGCAGCCATCGGGGATAGTAACCCTATTTCGTTCTCAACTGCTTTGCACAGGGTACCATATGCGGCATCGGCTGCGCGACGACCACCACCACCCTCTTTGTTGTTGTTATTTGTTACTTCTATTGGATCTTTACTATGGTTCCGATTTCCTACATCTTGCTTATCTAAATCTAGGTAATCGGAATCTAGGTCTGTACTCGACTGCTCATCCTCTGGCTGCGCACCTACATTCCGGTTATCTAGATTTAGGTTATCTACATCTTGCTTATCGGAATCTAGGTCAGCTACATTCTTGTTATCGGAATCTAGGTCAATGACCACGTAATCAACTGGCGATTCTAGATCGTAATGCGGGTTTACTTCTGGCGATTCGTACACGTCGAGTCTCCACCCGACAATTTTCTTATCCTTGCGCAACTGGACACGCGCCATGTATCCGTACTGTATAAGTTCTTGTACGCCGCTCCGCACCGCCGATTTGCCTTCGCTGTGGCGCGCTGTGATGTCGGCCTCGTTTGCCTGCCAGTCGTCTGGCTTGCTCATCAGGTAGGTGTGTATCCCGATAGCTTTGTAGCTAAGGCGTTCATCGTTGATGGTAGCATGGCCAAGCCGAGTGTATGGATTGTTTTTGTCTTTGACGGTGCGGAATATCATGTCACTCTTTTCCTGCCAAATGAAATATCTTGCCCAGCCCCGCCCGATTCCCTGCGTACCCGTCGAACGTCTTCCACTTCCGGGCCACCTCGCCCGGCTTCCCTTGCGCCCATTGTTCGGCCACGGGTAGCGCCGCGTCGCCGAGGTCGTGCTGCAATGCTGCCAGCACGGCCACCCATTGGTCGTAGTCGATGGCCCACGGGTCGATGCGGTCGAGCGCCCGCTGAACTTTCGTCATCTCGTCGGCGGGGTCGGCATCCTGTGGCGCTCGGTATGGCTCGCTCCGTGTAGATATCGGGCGCGCTTTCGGCTGCGTCTTTCGCCATCGCTGGTAGTAGGTGCGCAGGTGCGACACGGGTAATTCGTTCATGAGCAGTGCGATTGCGCAGTCGCGCGAGCCATAGAAAAACCGACTGGCATCCTTGCAACTCTGGTCACTGCCGAAATGGTTTATCAAGAATGTCGTGGCCGTGGTGTAGGCTGCGGGGTGCGCAATGGGCCGGTCGAGGAAAAACACAATGCGGCAGCGGGGCGCGGCGTCGGTGTGCGACGGTGTGGTGTGGATGAGTCCGCCATAGGCGCGCACGAATTCATCGTGGCGCAGGGTTTCGATGTCGCTGCGTTCGTCGCCCTGGTCCAAATCGACGGCGATGTGCTGACCGCACATGAAATTGTCGAGATTGCGGCGGCCACTGCACCAACAGGCGTAGGCATGGCCCAGGTAGATGTAGTTGGCGATGTCCATCACGTCCAGGTCCATGTTCTCGAATGAGTCGTTAAATTGCGCCCAGCGTGGGTCACCCTGCGGCAGTTTGCCGGTTGACATGGTGTTGATGGCGATTTTGTACGTACTCATTTGCTACTGTCCTTACTCTCCTACACGACTACCCATGTAGTCGCCCACGCAGACGCACCCGGCTGGATGCGCCCGCGTGGTGGGGGCTACTGGCTACGGACAGGCGTAGCTAGTAAATCGCTGACCGCCCAGGCCCATCTCGTCCACGACTTTCGCTACCAAATGTTTGCTGCACGGCACGGCACGGCAGATATCATCATGGTAGTGGCCTCGCAAAATCATCTCAGATATAGCCGCGCGCTTCTTGCGGTCCTTCACAGCGCAGTTCACTGTGCGGTTGACGGCGATTTTTGATACGCGAAAACTGGTCGCCATGTCGCGCAGCGTGGCGGGCGCGTCGCGTTGTTCCATGTACTGCACGACTCGCTGCCGTGGATGTCGCCAACGCAGGTGCCCCTTGTTGCTGGTGTTGGCCAGCGGGTCAATCGGTTTGAGCATTCCTGCGTTCAGCCACTGGACGAACTGGCTGGCGTCGCAGTAGAGCCAGCGTTCGGGCGCTATCAGGTTTTTGTCGCTCACGGCTGCACCTCGCACCACAAATAAAAAGCGCGCAGACGAATGATTGGAATGCTTGTTTCTGTTGAGCCGTCTGTATTGTCCACGCGTACGTCGATTTGCTTTTTGATTTTTTGCCGCTCCTGCCGCAAATCTTGCAGCACGACGCGGCGGAACTTGCGTGGTCCACCGTGGCTGTACTGCGCGCCCACCACCAGCTGCCCTACGACCTCGAATTCCGCCGCGTCGTTCGGGTCGTACTTCAATTCCATATCGCTTTCACTCACTACGACGATGCGGCTCTTGTTGGCGCACACGACGATGGCGTAGCGACCGTATGCAGCGTGGTCAATGCGTAAAATGGTCCCGATTTTCATTCGTCCCTCCTAGACAAAACAGTATCCACTGTCACAGCTATCGAATGCCATTGATTCGGCGTCTTCCATCCCCTGCACTGCTTCTAGAAGCGGGATGCAGGAGCGAGTGAGAAAATATTCATCGCCGAATTGCTCTTCCCATTCCGCGACTTCTTTGAGAGTGTCTTTGGAGGTGCGACGCCACCGGGCCGGGTCTTTGTGTGGACAGCCATCGCATTCGGTGGTGACGAGATACGGGATATTGCGATCCTCTAAATGCTTAATGCACGATGCGCGATGAAAGCGTATATTTTTTTCGTTCATCACGAGTGGATATTTGTTGTCATTCCACTGCACATCACTGGGTTTCATTCTGTGTATTTCTTCCAGAGTGATTCCCAGATGAGACGTGGCTGTTTTCGCCCCGCGTCTGCGTAGTTCCTGCCGAATTGCCTGCACTTTCCATTTGCTAGTGCAGGACTGATTCAGTCGGCCGCCACGACTACCGAACATAGGCACATCAATAGATACTTTGCCGCGCTTGTTTTGCAAGAACTGCGCATCTTGCAAATCAGGATACGCCCTGCCGTGCTTGTCGAGTGACCGCACAAATACGGCCTGCATTCCGTACTCTTCCGCAAGCGGCTGCGTCACTTCCTCGAAAAACGCACGGGCATCTGTGCGTTGGCCATCATCCCACAGCATGTCATTTTCCCATCCTGTGTCTGCGACGATGACTATCGTCGCGTCAAACAGGCGTAGTTCGGCGGCGGCTACGATGAGAAACAAAGACGGCGCGCCTTGACCACACGAAATAGCATTGATATGCATTTACGATTCCTCCTCGTCTGTCGGCGGCGCTAACTGCTCCGCGTCGCGCTCGTCAATCTGGGCCTGGAGGCGCTCCAGTTCGGTGCGTATCATGGTGGTCAGCGCGACCAACGATTTATTCGGGATAGTGAATGGGTAGTCCTCATTGCTGCGGTGTCGTTCGTACCATGCCATGACGATTTTTGCAGCGGTCATAATTTCCTCATCCATTCGATAATTCTGTCCAGGTAGGCAGGCTGTAGCTGTTCGCTCGTCAGTCGGATCATCCGATATCCCTGCATGACATAGCCTCCTGAAACTTTTTCATCCATTCGTCGCGATTTGTGTTTGTCTTGCTGTGGCATGGGTGACATAGCGTAATTAGATTTTGCGGTGAGCAATTCTGCTTGTCGTAGTCGATGTGATGTACGTCTTTTCCGCGTTCGCCGCACAGTTGGCATGCGTGTTGGTCGCGTTTTCTGATTTTTCTCCGCAGTTTTCTATTCCACTCAGTGGGATACTCGATTGTGTGCCCAGCTATCCATTGAGGGTTGTTATCTGCTGTTTTTGAGCATGTCTTACTACAAAAGACCCCGCCGCCTCTTTCAACCGTATATGGGTGAACACGGAACGGGGTGTTACATGTTTTGCATGTTCGCTCAACGCTGCCGCCCATAGCGGGGTTGTCGGCCATTCTGCATTCCATTGAGCAGTATTTATCCTTGCCGGAGGCACGACGGCTCTTGTGTGTGCTGAAGAGTTTTTTGCAGTGAGGACACTGTTGTTCGACGCGACCACTGGCGTCAAGACATTCCCGAGAGCAATAATCTATTTCGCGCCGATTGCTTTCGATATCAGATGTGTAAACTTTGAATGGCTGTCTGCATTGGGTGCAGGTGAACTGTGATTTTCCGCCACGTGATTTCTCGTAGCATTCGCGATTGCAGAATGCTCTTTTCCGTGATGGGAATGTGTGAAATATTGTTCCGCACTGTTTGCATGTATTGGGTGTCTTGTTTATGACACCCTTTTTCCTGTCTGTTTTCGGCATAGCAGATACCTCTCTATCACTTCACTTGCTTCCACCCATCCGTAGCACACTGCCGTCATGTAGCCTTGGTCCGCAAGACGTTTTAGCCATTCGGCCTGGCTGTCGGTTGGCTTGTTTCGACCGACCTTCATCTCGATGTACAGGCCACAGTACGATCCACGCGGCACCGGTAGGCACACGTCCGGCACGCCGCTCTTGACGCCTTCCGCCTTGAGTTTGGCCGCGACCGCCGGGTGACGATGCCCGCCGTTGGGGATGGCGTGCAATAGCCACAGGTCGGGGTATCGCTGCATGTTGCGCTCGGCCCATTCAAATAGTTTGGCTTGCTCGTCATGTTCTGAGCGTTGCGCTGGCGTTGCAGCGGAGTTGCGGCGGCGCGGGGACTGGATGCGCCCTTTGTTGAGTTGGTACACGTGGTCTGAAACGTTCATTCCAAACAGTTTTGGCATGATGTCACCTCAAAAATCGGGGCGCATGTCTCCACGCGCCCCATCTTCCAATTCACCCGGAACAGCCAACAGGCTAGTGCTGACTGCCCACACAAGCGCACCGTAATGCAATGCGTTCGTGTGGATGGGGCTACGTCCAGCAGTATCCGGAGTCGCAGCCATCGAGTGAGCTACCCAACGCTAAAGCTGTTGGGCTTCCTGGGCTGAGTCTCCAACGAGTCTCATATCTCCCAAGGCATAAGGGCACTCATGAATACGAATACTCAAGTCCTTACGAACAATTTTGCCACTAGTCAGTGGCGTTGGGGGACGCCGCAGAGCTGACTACCCGCCCAGCACCACCAAACATCGTTGATGATGCCGGGAGGGGTGCGCCACAGGAGCAGACGCACCCCGGGTCCACACACTGCAAAACCAGAGGAGTCCACAGCACGACGCGCCCATGCGTGCGTCGGTGCTACCGGCCTGTATGGGCGGAACCAGGCTAGCGGGGATATCAAAGCCGCCTCTCCCCGTGGCTTACTCCTCTTTTTGGCTAAATTGATAAAAATCTGTGAACGGGGGATGCTACAGATTAGGGAGACAGGCTGGGTACATTTCGGCGAGCGGTGCATCGCCCGGCGTCACGCATCCTGGTCGCCGCGACGCAGAAGCGCCATTTTGGTCATGGCGAACGACCGAGACAGTGTAGGACAGGCGATGCACCTAAAGCCAGCGACTAGGCAGGGTGTCAAGCTGCGCGCACCCCCGAATAGGGTTGATGTCGCTGGCTCTGCGCTGCGCCCAATGCGCATTGGGCGCAGCGCAGAAATGGCCTGCTACGCGGCGACCAGGGCGACGGCCTCCGGGTGGTCAGAGTAGCATTCAACAATGTCATCCAGGCTACATTGCAGAATGTTGGCCAATATAAGCGCATTGTCTCCGCTAATATTGCCGCCATTCATCCAGTTGCTCACCGCTCCGCGTGTTACCCCGATTCTCTCCGCCAATCCCGATTGGCTAGCGATGTCATGCTCCGCCATGAGGATGCGAACTTTTCGCCGGTTGATTATCATGTCAGCTTCCTTTTTTATATTTCATATATTCCTTTACATGGTACACCATGGATTTGCATTTGTCAATAAGCAATTTCGGGAAGAATGTAGATTGCTGCTTGACAATGTAGAGTAATTGTGATATACTGGACCACATAGGGCAGGACCGAGGAACGAAAAAAAGCCCGCCCGGTGCACGACCACCGGGACGGGCGTGTCAAAACAAGAGACGAAAGGAATTTTACCATGATTGTGGACATGAACACAGTTTGGCAGGAGCGCGAAGCGCAGCGGTGCGAGCGTGCGCAGGAGCGGGCGATGGTAGACGACGATGCAGAGCTGGGTTGGCAGCTACCCCGCCCAGACGAGGACACGGTGGCGAGTTGGTTCGCCCATCTGCCCCAGGACGAGATGCCAGCGCAAACCGCAGACGACATCGCCGCCGGGCTGGACGATATTTTGGCCGAACTCCGAGCGGGCACGTTGACGCCGCTCGTGGCGGGCACGGAGAACGACGAGGCCGAGCCGGTGGGATACGCCGAGCGCTACGGGTAGCACATAGACGAGGTGAGTGATGAGCGACAAAAAAGCACTGGCTGCTGCGCTAATCAAGGCGCAGCAGTCCATGGACGGGCTGTACGTGGACGGGACGAATCCGCATTTTCGCAGCAAGTATGCAACGCTGGCCGCAGTCAATGCGACGTGCTTGCGCCCGCTGGCTGAAAATGGTGTCGCTGTGTTTCAGTCGGCGCGCACAGAGGACGGTGAGCGCGGCCTTCGCGTGGTGGTGCGCACGGAACTTTACCACGCGGAGAGCGGTGAGAGCTTCGTGGAAGAGCTGGCACTGCGTCCCGTCAAAGAAACTCCGCAGGACATCGGCAGCGCCATCACCTATGGGCGGCGCTACCTGCTGATGACGATGGCCGGACTCGCGCCGGAAGACGACGACGGCAACGCGGCGAGCGGGCGCGCACCGCAGGCAACGCAGCGGCGCAGCAATGGCACACCGCCGCAACGCCAGCCCGGTGAGGAAGCCGAGCGGCTGCGCAAGCGGTTTCACGCGCTCGGCACCGAATTGTACGGTGACGGCTGGGACGCCAAGCGTCACGCGCTTGTGAACGCGGTGACGAAGGGCGCGACGACGAGCAGCGCCGACCTGACGGTGGACCAGATGACTGTGCTCATAGAAGGCATGGAGAAACACCGCAATGCCTTCAAAACGCCGCAAACCGTCGCTGCGTGAGGGACCGTGCCCGCCTGGGGCGACCTGGGCGGGCTTTCGTACACAATCAATTCACAGTTCAATAGGAGAGAATCATGAGTGAGCAAATTTTGGAAAAATTGGACGAATTGCAGGATTTTGACGCGCAGAAGCAGTCGGTCGAGCGCGACAAGCAGGCTGCCATTGACGGCGTCCTGACCGATGAGATTAAGGAAAAGTTGCGAGAAATTGATGCAGAATTCGACCCAATAGCCCAGGGTCTCGACGCAATCATTGCATCCGTAGAGGACGACGTGAAGCAACTCACGCTGAGCCTTGGGGAAACCGTAAAAGGGGCGTACATCGCCGTGTACAACAGACCCCGTGTGAGCTGGAATACAAAAGAGCTCGACGGATATGCAGCAGCTCATCCGGAAATCGAGCAATTCCGGAAAATCGGCAAGCCATCGGTAAGCATTCGAAGAAAGTGACGCAAAATTCAGAGGATGATGATGCGCGATAACCACGTACAGGAAATAACCATGAAGATTGAAGTGATACCTATCAGAGATGACAAGCAAATCATAGTGCTGCATGGCCGCAGCGGAACTGTGAAGATTGAAGTCGAGGATACTGGCGATTGCATTTGTCTCGATACGCCGGACTGCATCGCTACGCTCGCTAGCGGCGCGGACGTTCGAGATTGCGTTGGTGTGCAGATCGAGATCATCTCGAGGAATCATGGACAATAATAGTTGGGTAGCAGTAGATCCGAATACACTCGAAGTGGTAGGTATGCGGCAAGGGGAGAATGACTCGGGAAAGCCTTGTGATGCCGTATGGGTAGAAGCAGATGCCTATGATGCTCTGTTGGAATCTCTTACGACCGAGCAGGAGGCAGTGCGCCAGGAGATAATAGCGGAGGACGCGCTAAAAAATGCGTATGAATCCCTTTCCGATGCGGCGTCCAACGCACGTCGTATTGGGCGCGATGATTTAGTGTACCGCGCCCAAAAGGAAGCAGACCGGGTATATGCTGAGTATTGGGAGTTGTACCAGAGTAGATGTACCCGGGCGCGCAGATTTGCGCGAGTGCGGACGCAATTGTACCGCATCGTCAATGTTGGAGAGATAACATGACCGAGCGAGTGCAACGAAAGCAAAAGCGCGGTTGGCGGATGCCGGTGAACACCAAGTACGTCGGCAGGGGGACGCAATGGGGGAACCCGTATGTGATAGAGCGCCATGGCAACTGCTGGGGCGTCTTCCGCAATGGCGTGCTGGTGGCCCCGTTCCAGGAGACAAAGGGTGAAGCCGCGACTGTTGCGTGCGATCTGTATCGCGCGTATGCATGGCAAGAACTGAGCGACGATCCGGAGTGGCTCCAGCCACTCCGGGGGTGCAACCTGGCGTGCTGGTGCGGGGATGACGATCCGTGCCACGTCGACGTGATTTTTGAGATCCTGGGCCGCTGGGATCCGTTTCAGTAGGGGGGGTATATGGACCTAAATCTTGTTCGCGCCGCACTTTTGCGCCGGTGCGGTGTACAAGGATGGGCGATTTGTCGACGCTGCACCTATCTTGAGCTGGGTGGTAGGCAAAGACCCCACGAAGGTGGGGGAGTACATCCACCGCTTGCGCTTGATGTACCAGTGGTTGACTTCGGATTTTGATAAATAATCAGTAGATAAAAAGGAGATAATCATGTCGAAATGGAAAGAACCAGAAGTAATTTACTTGCAGGTGAGCGACGCCGACCACGAGACGAGCGTCACGTGGTGCAGTGACAGAATAGAAGATAGCGACATCTGCTACGTCGCTGCGCACGTGGCAGATGCTCGGCTTGAGCAAGCCGAGATCGCCCGGGACAGTCACCTAGATGCGTTGTGCACTATAGCACAACACGCACTTATGATACCGGCGTATCGCACAGAACTAGGAACAAAGCGCTTTGATGCAGATGCCGTTGAAGACTCAGTGAAAAAAGCTGTTGCCCGCATCGTTAATGCAGAGCTGGAGCGATAATCATGAAGGAGAGAAGCGTGGACAGAGTGGAAATTGAGATTATTCCTATAGGCCAGTACAAGCAAATCATAGTGCTGCATGGCCGCAGCGGAACTGCAGAGATTGAAGTCGAGGATACTGGCGATTGCATTTGTCTCGACACGCCGGAATGCGTCGCTACGCTAAAAAGCGGCGCGGACGTTCGAGATTGCGTTGGCGTGCAAATCGAGATCATCTCGAGAAGAGGGGAATCATGAACAAACAGGCGGTGTATACCGATAGAATTCTCAGGCATTACATAAATAGGGAGAGTTTGAGAGGGGGAAAGAAAGCCCCTTGATTCATCTATGGGGATGAATTTCCCCCTCTCATCTGCGAAGCAGGATAAACCCTCAATTAGAATGAATGTTCTTTTACGTAATTGACAATCTACGTAAAACGCTGTATACTATGCGGTATGAGACTGACATACAAGTACCGCCTATTTCCAACCAAATCGCAGCGAACCCTGCTCAATAGCACGCTTGAGATATGCCGTCGCGTCTACAATAGCACGCTTGGCTATCGCAAAGATGCGTATGAGCAAGACGGGCGATCTGTCAGTCTGTACGACAGCAATAAACTCCTGACGCAGTGGAAAGCTGAGGATCCGAACCTGACGCAGGTTCACTCTCAGGTTTTGCAGAACGTACAGGAACGTGTTGATCTGGCGTTCAAAGCGTTCTTTCGTCGTGTCAAGTCTGGTGAAAAGCCCGGATACCCACGTTTTAAGGGGCACGGTCGGTACGACTCTTTCACCTTCAAGCAGTCCGGGTTTAAGCTGGTTGGCGACAATCTGACGATATCCAAGGTGGGCGACGTGCGCATTAAGCTGCACCGGCCTATCTGTGCCGATATTAAAACACTGACCATCCAGCGTGATGCGGTCGGCAACTGGTATGCCTGTTTCTCCTGCGAATGCGAATCCAATCCGCTGCCGCCCACCGACAAGGTTGTCGGCATCGACTTGGGGTTGACCACCTTTGCCTACTTCAGCAACGGTGACAAGATCGAGCGCAAACGCTGGATGGATAGAGACGCCAAAGACATCGCACGTCTGCAACGCAAGAAAGAGCGCTTTGCGAAGGGTAGCCCAGAGCGGCGCAAGGTGATTCGGGCGCTCAATCACGCCTACCAGCGCGTAGCGAACCGACGCAAGAATTTTGCGCATCAAGAGTCTCGCAAGCTGGTGAATGAATACCAGTTCATTGCCTTTGAAAAACTCGACATTCAGGACATGCAGTCTAACGGCAACAAAGTGATCAGCCGCGGCATTGCGGATGTGGCTTGGGGTCAATTCGTGCAGTTCACCACCTACAAAGCGGAAGATGCTGGTAGGGGCGTGGCACACGTTAACCCCAGAGGTACAACGCAGGAATGCTCCGGTTGTGGTCAAGTTGTCCCGAAAGATATACGCGTCCGCGTCCATGATTGTCCTCGCTGCGGGTTGCGTCTCAATCGAGACCACAACGCCGCTTTGAATATTCTTGCTCGCGGGCTAGCGAGCATTAGCGCCGGTTCGCCGGATGAAGCTATAGAAGCCCCCGCCTTTAGGCGTGGGGAGTAGTCATATTCTGGTGGCGTAGGTTGCGCACACGTGCACTCGTGTGCTACAATCGACTCAGAATCGCGAGGCGGGTGGTCAGGATTGATTGCCCGTCTCGCGATTTGTGCATTTAATTCCTGACCACCCGCCTCGACACCCAAAGGGAGACACCCAACTCCTGGGAGAATCGAGGCGTTTTTCATTGGTGGCGCATGAATATTCTGATTGTCGCACCGTTCCACCCAGACCTACCGAATATTCCGGATGAGGCCGCGGGGCTGCGCAATGCCATCGATGGACGCCTGGTACAAGGTACTGTCACGGAGAAGGACATCATCGCAGCCATCAACGATGGGCCCTACGACGGCATTTGGTTTGCGACGCACGGTGATGCCTCCGGTGTCTGGCTCAGCAACGGCGAGCGCCTGGACGCCCACGCGCTGACGCAGTACATTGCCGCCGCCGGCGCAAGCTGGATATTCCTTAACTCGTGTGAGTCTATGGCATTGGTGGACACGATTCGTGCCGCGACGCGCGCTGACGTGATTGCCACCAGTTCGCGTGTACCGGACGTCACGGCCTGGCGCACGGCGCGGCTGTTTGCGTTGGCGCTGGCCTCGACGGGCAATGTGCGGAAGGCACTCGCTCGTGCCGCGCCGGACGGCGCAAATGTGTATAGATTTTGGGAAAATCGGCCGACTGGGATGGGTGTAACCGACGTGAGTGATTCTCAACTGAAAGCGCGGTTGTCGCGGCTAGAGGCGCGCATGGAGCAAATAGAGCGAACCAGCGCGGCGCGACAAGAAATGTTGGTGCGCCTGGAGCGATTGGTCGACCGCCTGTGGAACGCCATTTTCGGCGATGATGACTCGCTGCAAATCGGCTTGCTACGCTGGTTCCGTTGGGGCAGCATCGGCACGGCATTTAATACGCTGCTGCTGGCAATCATCGCCTGGCACATATTCTTCGGAGGGTGACTGCTCCCACGACTAAAGCCGTTGGCTATCTGCGCTATTTCTTGTAGGGAGGACAGATGGACTACAACAGCATACTGCCAGACGGGAATTTTCAGGATTTGACCACTGGCGCATGGCATCGGCTAGCGCGGCCGGCCTTGGGATTCAACACAGATGAATTCATGCGTTTGTTGTCGATGGACAACATGATCGATGTGGGGTCCGGCGATGCTTTGGTGCAGGCTGTGCGCGCGCTGAGCGGAAACGGCGGCATCATCCACCTTACGGATGACATCGAAATGGATGAGCGAATTGACTGGACGCGCGAAACGGAACCGCTCTTGATATTCGGAGATGGATATACGGTGCGGTCCCGACACGGGTCCATGATTTTCGATATCGACCAGTGCAGCAATGTGGCGATTTGTAATGTGCGTATCGTTGGCACCGGCAACCGCGACAACGAGTACGGCATCCTGTTTCGTGGCTGTGACAACGTCGCAGCGTGCAACGTCACCGTGGAAAATATCGGGCGCAATGCGATTAAGTACGATTACAGCGATCGCGCCACGGTGGCATTTGCCACCGTGCGGAACACGGGACGCTTTCACGGTATTAGCGCGAACACGGGGAACGACCGGCAGAGCAAAAGCTTCTTGGTGTATAGCTGCGTGGTGTCCGGATCGGGTGGATATGGTCTGGATTCGCACGCGGCGATTGGCGATATTGCTGGATGCATTCTGCGTGATAATGCGAACGACATCAAACTGCCGGACGCGCGCGATGTCTGGCTGTATGCGTGTCACATTGGTGATACGCCGCAGGGATTGAAAATAGATCGGGTGGATATCGACCGTGCGCCCGAAGAAATTTATATTTTCCGCAATCATATGATTCCACCCATTCGGATGCGCGAGGGGGGTTGGGCGGCGACCGCGCGCAATGCATGGCATAGCACGGATCATGTTCTGAGCGGTGGCGCCGCCATGATTACGAATGAAGACGATTCCGTTTTCGATGAGATTCGGGATTATCTGGATAGCGGATTCCCCGTAGTTGATCCGGGTGGGCCCGACGATCCGGGCGGCCCTGATGAGCCGGATGGTCCCGGCGATTCCGCCGTGTTCACGGAAGAACAAGTTGCGGAGATTTACTCGATAGCCATGTCGGCGGTGAATGATGCGGATATCGTTGACAAGGTCATCGCGGAGATTCGCCCGCAATTGCAAGACATTCTCAAAGATTATTTGCACGATGTGCTGTGCGGAAAATCGTCCGGCGCAGGCGTGCCGCGCGGGCGCGGTTGGGCTGGGCCCCGCGACGAGTCGGGCCGCGTGATTTACGGATGAGGGGATTATGCAACCTGATCGAAAAGTGACTGTCGGAACGGTGGCTGGTGCGTTGACTGGCCTTACGGTGTGGCTGGCTGGTGAATTGTATGCGGTGCAAATTCCGCCCGACGTGGCTGTATACATTTCGACTTTGATTATGGCCGTGCTCATGTACATTATGCCGAATTCGACACGGACAGAGTCAACTACTCAAGAATGACTGTTCCCAAGGCTAAAGCGGTTGGGTTTAGGCTAAAGCGGTTGGGTTTTCAAAACGGAGGCACCATGAAACGCTTTTTATTTGTTGCGGCATTTCTGATTTTTCTGATACCTGCGTCAGTAACAGCGCAACAGGTTGAGTTGATTAGTGAAATGACGTGCGAGTTAAACCATATAGTTTGGCAGAGAATAATAGACAACAAAATAGTGATCCGGTGTTACGAAGAAGTTGCGCCCACGCCCGATCCAACTGCCACGACAGAACCAACGCCTACCCCCACGCCGGAACCGCCCACGCCTACGCCTGAGCCGGTCGGCAACGTGGAACCCTACGCCGATGCCCCGAAATGCGCAGACGAATTGCACGATCCGCGCGCGTGGCATGGCCTTTGGAATTACGAGCATGGTTGCCACTACGACCACGAACACAAGGACAATCCGCACGCTGTTGACGATATTTTCGGTACGGATTATTACGATATGGCGGGTGGAGAAATTTCGTATCCCTGGCAGACGCCCAACGAAAACACCAACAAACACGAGGGATACGGCTGGTTGGTGCGGCGGGACCTGGATTGCGTCGGCAAGGGACAAGGCTGCATGACTGATTTGCGCGTACAGTACCACGCCATTTTCGCCGGAACCGGCGCGGTCACCCGGTACCATTCGTATTGGTACGAAGCGCGCGTTTGCATGACGGGTACGAACAATTGCGGAATCGTGCGCAATGGCGGTTGGCTCGATTACGGATATCTCTCTACTGAGATTGCACCGGGCACGTCGAAACCCTACCCATGCACGCCCACGAAATCGCACCCGAATCCAGACGCGCAGGAGTTTCCGTGTGTGATTGACCTGGGCGACGGCATCAATTACGCCAACGTCAATCATCCAACCGGGCCAAAGCGTCAACATGGTTGGTCTCCATTTACGCCGGGAACGCGCGCATCCTCAAACTGGTACGGTCACAACCGCGGGACAGCGATGGTCAACAAGGTGGCGCTGAACAGCGTTGACGTGTGGCACAACATTGACTCGTTCGATCCTGGGGGCGTGTATCTCGGCAATCCGACCGAGTACAACGGTAGCACGATGGAGCTGCACCAGTTTTCCTTTTTTGGGGACCGACGTCTAGACGGCGGCGGCGACAACGTTGTCAACTTCGAGGGCTACACGGACCGGTACGGACAGATTGTCGAGGGCTGCACCGAGGTTGGTTTAGATTGCGTACCGCTTTCGATAGTCAACCTGCATGTTCCGGCGGATGACCCGTACACAGCATTGTATGAGTACGTGGATGATCAGAATGGCTACACTGCCGCAGACCTGGATTACGACGTCTATTTCAATGGCGAATCGAGCGGCTGGATTGAGTATCCAAACTAATGGCCTGGCAGGTTGTACGACGCGCTCAGCGTTCAGTCGAATACCAGAACGATACGCAACCGGACAAGCGCGCCATCGACATGGCGCGCACTGCTCTGCACTATGAATCCGCGCTCGATTCGGGCGAGTACGACACGCCTGTCGACGCCACGCCGCAGCGGGTACAAAATGAGCAGCTTGATGGCTGGCGCATTACAGACAACGATTGGCACTACGCACTCGGTCAGCCGGGCGACAAGGCCACAGACGGATGGGTTGGCTTCGGCGGGCGGCAGGGTGCACATTGGCTGCTGTTTCGGCTGGAGCAGTTCGGCTGGTTGCACTGGCCGGAGCGCGATTTCACGCAAATCGGCGGCACGGCGACGTACAATCGCCAGAACCTTAACAACCAAATAAACAGTATCACGCTCGACACGACTGGCGAGAGTATCCCGGTCGAGTCTGTCGCTACGTGGGGTGGGCTGTGGTCCACGCCGGGCGGCGGGGATGTGTCGGTGCGATGGCGCGTCAATGGCGACGGACTCAAAGAGGACATTACGCTCAATCAGGCGGGCCGCACGTGGATCGCCAACAATGCGCCGCCGAGCACGCCCCTGGAGGAAACCTATTTCACCTGGGTATTCGAGCTTGACCATTCGGGCATCCCGCGTTGGGTGAAAAATGGACTAACGCAGGATGTGTCAGGCGATTTCGATGATGATAGCGGTACAATCGAATTGCAGGATACCGCCGAGCGCCTTCTGGCATTTTTGCCCGTCGATGACGCCATTGTGCTTGATGCCGAAGGCGACGAAATCGCCCGCCAACGGCTACGCAAGCGCATCTACACGACCGGAGGCGCAACCTATTTGCTCGTGGGGATGCGCGCCGACCACATGGCCGCGTTGCCCGATGGCTTGCTCGTGTTTGACCCGACCATCGACCAGACCATCGGCGCGTTGGATCTGGAGGCGGAGGAGGCAGACGGCGCGTTCAACGCGAATCCCGTGTCGCTGCGTATAAACAACAACTCGGCATTCTATTATGGCGGCTGGCACTTTTCGCCCACGGTGCCACAGGGTGCGACAATTGATGTAGCGTATCTGTCGTTGTACGTGCGCAACACCAACAACGATACTTTTGATGCTGATTTTTTCTGCGAAGACGCAGACGATGCCAAAGATTTTAATTCTTTTTCCGGAACGCTCGATATCGATAGCCGCCCGCGCACCACCGCATCGGCCCTGTGGGACACCGAGACTGGTGCGGGCGGCTATCACGATACGCCATCACTGGTTTCTCCTGTGCAAGAAGTTGTGGACCGCGCCGGCTGGGCTAGCGGTAATGGGATGCTATTTATCTCCGAGGCCAATGTCGATACGGTCAAAGGCGAAGTTCGCACCTATAATTTTGATCCCGCGCAGGCCGCCAAACTGCACATCGAGTACACCGAGGCGGGCGGCGGCGACCCGGCGCCAAACGTAAGCGACAGCGCAAGCGCCAGTGATACGCCTACGCTCACGACCAGCGCACCGCAGGCGAGCGCTAGCGATACGTCCTCGATAGCCGACACGCCGACGGCGCAACTGGTTAACTCGATTTGGGTGTCAGATACAACGAGCCTGAGCGACACGCCAGTAGTTACAGCGAGCGACCCGCAGGCTGTTGTGTCCGACTCGGTCGCGGTTGCAGATACGCCGACCACTAACCTAACCATCGGCATATCGGTCAATGATTCAGCCGGCATCACTGACACGCCCACGGTAGATGCAGTACTGAGTATTATCGTCAGCGACGCGGCCGGGCTGAATGACACGCTAACGCAGCGCTTGTTGAGTCATGCGGACGTTTCGGACGCGGCGTCGATTGCTGACGCGCCGACACTGACAACATCTGCGCTGCAGATTGACGCATCGGACGCCGCAAGTGTATCCGATACGCCTACGGTCAGCGTCGAGGTGTTTGACGCTGTCAGCGTCAACGTGTCGGATGCAGTCGGGGTGAGTGATACGCCCTCAGTGCGGCTACTCAGTTACATCGCAGCGACGGATACGGCAAGCCTGGCGGACACACCAGTGCAAACAGTCAGCGTCCCGCAGGTGAGTGTTACCGACAGCGCGAGCCTCACGGACACGCCGACGGTCAACGCTGTGGCCGGTGACACGGCCACAATCAGCGTATCTGACGCGGCAGTGGTGGCTGATACGCTGACACTTGCGACTAGCGCATTGGGCATCAGCGTATCCGATGCGACGAGTATTACCGATAGCCCGACCGTCCGCCTACTGGTAGCGGTTAGCGTCAGCGACACCGCCGGATTAAATGATACGCCGATCGTTGCTATTGGCGCGCTGGCGGTATCTGTGTCAGATGGTGTCGCTGTTGCAGAACTGCGTACTGTCGCCATCAGTGCGCCGGCGGTCACTGTCGCCGATGCAGTTGACGTTGCCGACAGTGCGACTGTAGTTCCGGGCGTGGTAGGCGCCTTGAATATCAGTATTACCGATGCGGTGGGACTGCTGGATGACCCCACAGTTGCCAATCCGCTACTGCCGTTGTCGGTCAATGACTCGACCCACGTTGCTGATGCGCCAACCGTCGGAGGTGACACCAAGTTGGTCACCGTGTCCGATAGCATCAGTCTCTCCGATGTCGTGGTCGTGATGGTCGCGGCGGTAGTCGTACCGGCGAGTCGGACACACACCATTGCAGGTGAAGGCCGGACGTTTATCATACCGAACGAAAATAGAACATTCGTGGTTTCTTAGGAGAAGAACAATGGAAGATGTAATTAAACCGCGCGGATTTTTTCGGGTACATATCACAGAAAATGACAAGATAGTGGGTGATACAGGTTGGCAGGAAAACGCCATTGTCAACCTGGGATTCAATCAGTATCTAGTATCAGGGTTGGGTGCTGTTTCAGGTAGCAAGCAGATTTCACACATGGCACTGGGAACCGGCACGGAGCCGGGGTTGACTGATACTTCACTCAATGGCGAACTCGCCGAAGATGTGCGCGTGGCCGTCACGGCGGCCACATCGAGTAATAGCAAAACACTGCGCCTGACGGCCACATTTGCTAGTTCGGATAGTTTCGTGACGGATACGCGCAATATATCCAACATCGGACTGTTCAATACGTCATCCGGTGGCACGATTTTCGCGGGCAATACCTATGCATCTAGCTCGGTTGCCACCAACCAGCAGGTTAATTGCACGTACGATATTACTTTCTCGTAAGGATACCAGTGCAAGATATACAGCAGATAATCGATGATGCTTCCGGCATCCGCCTCGACATTGGATGTGGGGCGAACAAGCAAAGAGGCTTCGTGGGTATGGATGTGCGCGACCTGCACGATGTGGACATCGTGCATGACATCCACCGTAAGCCGTGGCCGTTACCGGACGAGTCGGTACTGGTTGCCATGTGCTCGCATCTGGTCGAACACATTCCGCCCGTGATTTGGACGCCGGAGCACGGCACCCGCTTTCTATTCATCGAGTTTATGGATGAGGTGTGGCGCATATTGAAGCCGGGCGGCGAGTTCGCCATCGCCTGTCCGCATGGGAGTAGTCAAGGATTCCTGCAAGATCCGACGCATTGTAATGCATTGAATGAGACGCGTTTCGCCTACTTCGATCCGGAGGAGCCGCGTACGGGAGGTATGTTGTACAATATCTATAAGCCGAAGCCGTGGAAGATAAAATTTCTGACCTGGTCTCCGGCGGCGAATATCGAAGCCGTGCTCATCAAGCGGGGGGTGGACGATGATTGATTCCCCCGTGCGAGATTATCGCACCATCATCAGAGACAGTGGCGACCCTGGCTATGTCAACCGGCTGCTCGTGGCCACACCGGCTACCGGACTTGTACGCATGGAATGGGTGCAGGCGCGCTACGGGCAAATCATCCCTACAAACTGGTCGATGGTGCAAATGTGTCAGTTTGTAGACAGCTTCATCCCACTGCGCTATCAGGTGGACGACGCACAGAATCTCATTGTGCAGCAGGTGGTGGAACAGGATTTTGAGTGGCTTCTACTTATCGAGCATGATGTACTGTTGCCACCAGATGCATTCATTCGCATTAATCAGTACATTCGCAAGGCAGATATCCCCGTGGTGTCGGGTCTTTACTACACCCGCTCGCGGCCATCGGAGCCGTTGGTTTATCGTGGCCGCGGCACATCGTTTTTCGATGGTTTCGAGTTGGGTGACCTGGTGTGGTGCGACGGGGTGCCGACCGGTATTCTGCTCATCCACGGCAGTATTCTACGTGCAATGTGGGGGGAGTCGGAGCCATACAGTGTATACGGCACGACGACCCGGCGCGTGTTTAATACACCGCGCGACATATGGATGAATCCGGAGCAGACGCAATTTAACGTCACGCAGGGGACCAGTGACCTGGCCTGGTGCACTCGCATCATGCAAGATGAATTTTTCGAGAAGGCCGGGTGGGCGGATTACCAGGGAATGCAGTATCCATTTCTGGTAGATACGAATATATTTTGTCGGCATATTGATATGGATGGGACACAGTATCCATGAATATAGACGATGCAATTACGGTGATTTGGCCGCAGACGAACAGTGGCGTGGCAATCGGCGATGTGCTTGTGGTCAAACGCGTAGAAGGTGATTGTGCTACTCTACATCTTGTGCACCGCTTGCAATCAACGCCCTTGCCGCAGACGACTCCGCCCGCATTGGGCGTGACTGTAGCCGAGGGCATTGATTGCGAGGAACGCATAGGGGGCTGACATGGCAGACCCAGATGGCACGCGGGAGAACCCATTTCCGATTGACCCGGACGAGTATTTCGACTACAAGGCCGATTTCGCGGCGACCACCAATGGCAGCGATACGACGCAGGATGACGCGTTGGCCAACGGCGAGACGTTGACTGCCTCGTACACGCTGACTGCGCAGACCGGGCTCGTGGTGGACAACGACAGTCGCACTGACACGAACACGTCCATCACGTTTTGGGTCAATCCCGCTGCGACCGCGTCTGGGCTGCTGTATGTCGAGGTCAATGCGCCCACGTCCGCCGGGCGCGTCTTTGACCGCAAAGTGTATTGGTATGTAAGCGACCGGTGATTGTGCGCTCGATTGGATGATTTTGTATGCGATATGTGATTATTTTTCTGGTCGTATTCTGCGCCGCCTGCACACCCCTGTTGGCGACCGGCAATGAGAGGCACCCACTTGTGCCAGCCAATGAGGTGTGGCTGCATGGCTACACGCGCGGCGTGCATGATGCTTGTATTAATGCATCGATGGCTATTCAGCGCGAATTAGCGGGTGGTATTAGCGAGCAGGCGCGCTATTCCATTGCAGAAAAGTGCAGCGACATGGCCAAGGACGTGAACGCACGGGCGCGAGCGAAGATGTACGACCGGGAGCATTACAAGCCAACGCCGACACCGCGTCCGCTACCGCCGAGTTCAGGTGCATGATGGCGGACAGTTATAAGCTCGGCAACCAAGGCGCGTGGCGCAACCGCATCAGTGGCTACGATAATGTAGACCCGGAACAATTGCTTGCCAACCCACGAAACTTTAGGGTCCATCCAAAATTTCAACAGGATGCACTATCTGGAGCACTTGACGAAATTGGTTGGATTGATGACGTGATCGTTAATCAGCAAAGCGGAAACATTATTGACGGTCATCTGCGCGTGACTCTGGCCTTGCGCAATGGTGAACCATCCGTGCCGGTCAAGTATGTGGACCTGAGCGAAAACGAAGAGCATCTGGCCCTCGCCACGTTTGACCCGATTACGGCCATGGCGACGCATGACGTCGAGATACTCGATGAACTATTACACGACGTGAACACCGGTGACGAACATTTGCAGCAGATGTTGGCGGATATGGCGGAGGATGCTGGGCTGTATCCCGACGCGGGCGAGCCGGTGGACGCCGAGCCACAGGTGGACCGGGCCGAGGAATTGCGTGAGCAGTGGGGCGTCGATACGGGTCAACTGTGGCTACTCGATAGCGGCAAGGGGCAACCACACCGGCTCATTTGCGGCGACTGCACCGATGCGGATGTGGTGGCGCGAGTGATGGGTGGGGAGCGGGCGGATGTCGGGTTGCACGACCCTCCTTACGGTGTGAAGATGGACAAAGGCTTTTCCGGCAAAGCCGCCTTTGCCGGAAAGGGGAAGCCTATCCCGCGGCGACAGTATAGCGATGATTGGGATAATGAGCCGCCGGAAGATTTCTCAATGATTCTTGAAAACTCTGTTCAGGTGATTTTGTGGGGTGGAAACAACTTTGCGGACAAGTTGCCCGCATCGTCCCATTGGCTTGTGTGGGATAAGTGCAATACTATGCCTACTTATGGTGATTGCGAGTTAGCCTGGACCAATATCGATAGAAAGTCTATCAAGAAGTACGAATTTGAGTATAACGGGTTGATAGGCAAGGAGAAGGAGAGGTTTCACCCCACACAGAAGCCCATCGGGTTATTTGTGAAGGTACTATCTGATTATACCGACGAGGGTGATACTGTGGCCGACTTCTTTCTTGGCTCTGGGTCTACACTGTTGGCCTGCGAGCAACTCAACCGGCAATGTCGCGCGATTGAGATAAGCGCCGCGTACGTGGCAGTTGTCCTCCAGCGCTTCACAGACGCAACCGGCACGCAGCCGGAGCGGATGGACTGACCCTTTTTGCACAAATATTATGGCTACTGAAGTATTAGACCGCGAGCAATTAATCAACTCCATATGGAAAGCGCGCGGGAAAGTCAGCCTAGTGGCGCGGGATTTAGGCGTGGCGGTGCGCACAGTCTACTACTACGCCGAGCGATACGCCACCGTGCAAAATGCCCTGGATGTGGCGCGAGAACATTGGGAAGAAGGGTTTCTCGACACAGCAGAGCTGAAATTGCGTGACGCTGTGTACGACGGGCAGGCGTGGGCCATCAAGTACACGCTATCGACCAAGGGCAAGGAACGCGGCTACGTGGAGCGCAGCGAAGTGACAGGAAAAGATGGTGATGACATAGCTGTCAAACTCACATGGGGTGACCATGCCGACGATGACGATTAGTCTACCGACCCTGCACCCAGGACAGCGAGAGGTGTGGCAGCACGGCGCTCGCTTTCACGTATTGGCTTGCGGGCGTCGGTGGGGCAAATCGCGCATGGGTTCGCTACGCTGCATCGTCGAGGCATTGCGCGGTGGTCGGGCGTGGTGGGTGGCTCCGTCGTACCCAATGGCCGCAGTCGGTTGGCGAATGCTTAAGCACCTGGGGCAGCAGGTGCCCGGCACGGATAAGAGCGAGGTCAATAAGCAGATTGAGTTTCCCGGGGGCGGATGGGTGCAAGTGCGCAGTGCAGACAAGCCCGACTCATTACGCGGCGAGGGGCTGGATTTTATCGTGATGGATGAGTGTGCATTTATCAAAGAAGATGCCTGGACTGAAGCATTGCGCCCGGCGTTGTCCGACCGGCAGGGACGTTCCTATTTCATCAGCACGCCGAAGGGCCGCAACTGGTTTCACAAATTGCACCAGCGCGCTCAGAACGACGGCAACGAGTGGCAGGCATGGCATTTCACGAGCTATGACAATCCCTATGTAGACGACGCCGAGATTGACGCAGCCAAGACACAGTTGCCGGAAAGCGTGTTTCGGCAAGAGTTTCTTGCTGAATTTATCGAAGATGCGGGCTTGGTATTTCGTCGCGTGATGGACGCCGCAAGCGGAGAAACCGTGGAGCGGGCGCAGAGTGGGCGGCAGTATATTTTCGGCGTGGATTGGGCGAAGTCCGCCGATTGGACCGTCATCACCGTTGTCGATGTGCAGGCGAGAGCACTGGTGTGCATGGATCGCTTTAATCAGATTGATTATCAGGTGCAACTTGAACGCCTCCACGGACTGTATGAAAGGTTTCAGCCACAGGCCATCATCGCCGAACGAAATAGCATGGGTGAGCCCTTGTTGGAGCAGTTACAACGCAGAGGGCTCCCGGTACGGGGATTTCAGACGACAAACGCCACGAAGGCTGAGGCTGTCGAGTCATTGGCCCTGGCGTTCGAGCAGGGCGACATCACCATCATGCCGGATGATGTACTGATAGGTGAGCTGCAGGCGTACGAGCTGGAGCGTCTGCCGTCTGGCATGATTCGCTACAATGCGCCGGCCGGGATGCATGATGACTGCGTGATGTCGCTGGCGCTAGCGTGGCATGGGCTATCGATGCGTCGCGTACCTACCGACCTCGACCTCGGCGGTATGACAAAACAATCAACGTGGAGGATGTGATATGGCGCCATTTCGATATTACCGACGGGACACGTAAGCATGGCATCACCGATAATGCGCGAACTTGGTTCCACCGGATTGCGTCGCTACTCTGGCCGCGTAGATGAGGAGTTTTTGCGCGAGCTGCGCGGTCCGCGCTGGCATCGCGTCGTGCGCGAGATGTCCAGCCAGGACCCGGTTGTTGGTGCCATCCTTTTCGCAGTTGAGATGCTCATGCGCCAAGTGTCGTGGCAGGTAGAGGCACCGACCGACGCACCCGACGACGTGGAAGCGGCCAAGTTCGTGGAGGGCGCGCTACATGACATGTCGCTGACCTGGGCGGATACACTGTCCGAAATCCTGACCATGCTACCATACGGATGGGCGTATCTGGAGCTAGTCTATAAGCGGCGCGGCGGACCGGAAAGCGACGATCCGACGCAACGCAGCTTTTTTTCAGACGGGCGTATTGGGTGGCGCAAATGGAGTATTCGAGCGCAGGATACGCTTGACCGCTGGATATTCGATGAGGATGGCGGCGTACAGGCGATGGTGCAGAATGCCCCGCCGAATTACAACCGGGCAACTATTCCTATCGAGAAGGCACTTCTGTTTCGCACCACCGCGCGCAAGGGCAATCCAGAAGGACGCAGCGTGCTGCGCAGCGCATACCGGCCTTGGTATTTCAAAGCAAACATCGAAAATATCGAGGGTATCGGCATCGAGCGCGACCTGGCCGGATTGCCGGTGGCATTCGTGCCGCCCGAATTATTGAGCAGCGACGCTACGAGCGGGCAGTCAACTATGCTGACCGCCATTCAGGAAATTGTCACCAACATTCGCCGCGACGAACAGGAAGGTGTCGTGTGGCCACTCGCCTACGATGAGAACGGCAATATGCTGTATGACCTGAAACTGCTGTCCACGGGCGGTGCTCGGCAATTCGACACCGATGGCATTATCGGGCGCTACGACCAGCGTATTGCCATGACTATCATGGCGGATTTTATTCTGCTAGGCCATGAACAGGTGGGCAGCTACTCACTGAGTCAGGACAAGAGTGACCTATTCACAACTGCGCTCACAGCATGGATGGACTCGATAGCAGATATCATCAATCGGCACGCCATCCCGCGGCTACTGCGTCTCAACGGCGTGTCGGTAGAGGAAATGCCCATGTTGACCCACGGGAAGATTGGCAAAATCAATTTAGGTACGCTCGGCGAGTTCGTGAGCAAGATGAGCGGGTCGAGCGTCATTGTGCCGGATAACGATCTGGAGCAGCACATACGCCAGCAAGCGGACCTGCCACTGCGTTCGGATGAAATGGCACCGCGCAGCATGGAGCCGGCACAACCACAGCCGTCCGACGACGATATGACCGATGCGGAGATGGCTGCCCTGTTGCAAGCGGCGCAGCGTGTGCTGGAGCGTGGATAGATGGCTCCCAATCCACATCAACGTTGGCAAGAGGAGCAAATTACCATACTCATTGACGCTGGTATTGAGCCAAGCGAGGCGCAGCGTAGCACAGATTGGGTGTTGGCTCACTTGCCGCCCGGTGCAGACCCGGCGGAGTGGGTGCCTAGTTGGTGGCAGCTTGTCACACAGCTGGACACCGTAGACGTACAGGATGCGCGCGTGGATTGGTACGCAAGTGACCGCATACCGGCACGTTTCAAGCGTTTGCTGGACGCGCAACTTGATGAGGATAATGTGTAGTGGCCGACATACTGCCGGGCTATCGCTGGAACCAACGCGCCGCGCGCTACGTGGATAATCGAACGGGGCGCTTTGTCGCCCGATCGCGCATACTGGGCCTGCTCGACGACCAGGTGATCGGCGCAGAGCAACGGCTCGGCGAACTGACCACGGCGTACCACGAGGGGCGGTTGTCTGGCTCTGTGTGGGTGGAGCAGATGCGCACGCAGTTGCGGCGTCTGCATTTGCAAAATGCGGCATTGGGAGCCGGTGGATGGGACCGATTAGGGCCGCGCGAGTTTGGGCGCGTGGGTGGCAACTTGCGGGCCGACTACCAGCGCCTCGAATCATTTGCGCGGGACATCCAAGATGGCACCCTGACTATTGGGCAAGCGCTCAATCGCACGAATTTGTACATCGGCAACGCCCGCGTCGAGTTTTGGGAGACGGAGCGCGAACGCGTACCGGCGCCGGGGGCGGGTAATGTGGCGCTAGAGCGTAGGATGTTGGGTATAGCAGAACACTGCGAGGACTGCATAGATTTCTACGACCAGGGGTGGCAGCGGCTCGGCCAACTTCCGCCACCCGGACGACAGTCCGTGTGCTTGACGAATTGTAAGTGCCGGTTCGAGCGCACTGAGGTACTGTCAAGCGTCATGGGCGAATGGATAGGAACGAAACGCAGGACATGAGCCAAAATCTATTTCCGTCGCTTAGTCCCGACGAAGTGGCCGAACACATCAATCGGCGCTGGCAGATTCTTGGCGGCATCTATCCCATGCCCGCGTGGACGCTCGTATGTCCCGTTTGCGGCAGTGACGAAATACAGTTGCGCCATCACCATTTCCACCGGCGACCAGGTAAGAGCAATCCATTTCGCTGCGACGTGGCGGTGAAATGCGTCGAATGTAGCCATGTGTTTGTGTTCGGCGTGGTTGTGCCAGCGGAGATTTACGCGCGCAGTGAGCAACGACGGCACGAATGGCGCGAAGTGCAAGAGGCGATAGAGGCGTAGGCAATGGATAAATTCGGTATGCAACGTAGGTTGAACAGAGCTAGCAAACGTGCTACAATACAAGAAACTGAGCGAGATTGCATCATTGTGCAGCGGGAAGACCTGGAGCAAGAGCACAGCAACCTGATTGAGCGACTACACCAATTGCGCAGGTTGCTCGGCTACCCGCCGCTGATGACTGGCAAACAACGCCGCAAACTCGCAGAATAAATACACGTCCAGAGGGCAACCACGGGGCGATACGTAGATACTTGGTCTACGTATCGCCCCGTTTTTTATTACCTTGAGTCAGAGCAAGTGAGCTATGCCCTACAGCGTCGGCACAAGCGACGAATGCCCTGCTTCTCGACCACATGCAGTCATCAAAGACAATGATGGCGAGGTGATGGGCTGTCATGAGTCGGAGGCGGCGGCACAGCGCCAAATAGCAGCCATCGAGGCGGATGAGGACGAACAGAGCGCCATGAGTATTCAGCGATTCCGCACGCTGCCCATTCGCGGCGTGGAACAAATAGACCGTGATGCTCGCGTACTGCGTGGCGTATCGTGTGCGCAGGCAGTTGAGGCACTGGGCCACAACACGCAGCTTGACGAAACAACCATCGAGCAAATTGTTGAACACGGAAACTCGGCAAGGCGCGGCATCAAAAGCCGGTTTACGCATCCGGGCTTATCGTCCGACGGGCTAGGCAAATACCTGGGCCGGCTGCGTAACTTCCGGGTGGATGGCGACAAGGCAAAAGCGGACCTGCATCTGTCAAAGACGGCAGCGAAAGCGCCCGGCGGCAACCTGGCCGAGTACGTGATGGACCTGGCCGAACAGGAGCCCGACATGTTTGGTATGTCGGTGGTGATCGACACCGAACGCGTGTGGACGCTGGAGGATGGTTCCGAGGTAGGCATGATAGACGGGGATGGCAATCGACGTAAGCGCCCGGACAACGCCACCACCCGCTACCCGGTAGCGCGCATCAAGGATTTCGTAGCGTGCGACGTAGTGGACGAGCCAGCAGCCAACCGTGACGGCATGTTCTCTGCGTCGCTGTGGGCAACTAATCAGCTTTCGGAGCAGGTGTTTGGCGACCTGGACCGGCTACTACAAGAGTACGGAATCTCGCCGGAGAAGGCATTTGATTTTGCGCTGAAATACTTCAGCGCTCGTGAGGTGGATTTAGGAGAATTTGCAATGGCTAAAGACCAAGAGCCAAGGCAGGACGTGACCGAGATTACGGTGGACATGTCGGATGTCGACGACGAACTTACCGGACTTAAGGCACAGCTTGCAGAAGAGGCGGAGGCACGCAAGGAGGCCGAGCAGCGCGCACAAAAATTCCAAGATGCGCTGGATTCATCCAACGAGCGCGTGGCGAAGCTGGAAGAGGAGGCGCAGCGCAAGCGGTTCGCCGAGCTGTGCGAAAGCTGGCCAGGTGAGCCTGCCAAGCATGTTGCCATTCTATCCGCATTGGAGGAGGATGGCGACGCATTTGCTGCCTACGTGGAAACGCAGAATGCGCTGGCCGAGCAGCTCAGTACTGGTCAACTGTTCGCTGAGGTGGGCAGTGACCGCGAGCCAGTCGACGAGACAGCTACACAGCAATTAGAGCGCAAAGCGCGCGAACTAATGGAAAATGACGCGAGCCTGAGCAAGGAACAGGCCATTATGCGCGCCGCGCAGATTTATCCTGAGCTGTACGCTGCGCATCGGGAGGGTAAATAATCATGGCATGGGAAGGACCATGTTGCTTAAAGTTGACCGGTCTGACTGCTTCGGCTGACTTGAGCGCGAAACAGTATTACTTCGTGAAAATGAGCGGCGAAAAAACAGTTACTTTTTGTGCTGCTGTCACAGACGTGCCGGTGGGCGTATTGCAGAACAAGCCGGAATCCGGTGAGGAGGCCGAGATTGTTTGCATCGGAGTAACCAAGGTCAGCGGCGACGAGGATTTGGATTACGGTAATATCATTGGTACGAGTGCCGATGGGCAGGCCCAAGCTGTGACGGTGGGCACTGAAACAACGGTCTATATTGCCGGTCAGGTGCTTAATGGCAACGGGGCTGCCGGCGGGATTGCTACGGCGGTTGTCAACTGCGCCGCCCCGGCGCGCGCGGCGTAGATAGGAGATTAGACGATGGCACAGCCAACACGGAGCGACGTGCATGTTGATTCGATTTTGACCAACATTAGTGTCGCCTATATCCAGATGCAGGACCACTTTATCGCCAACCGCGTTTTTCCGAACGTGCCGGTGGTGAAACAATCTGACAAATATTTCACATATACCAAAAACGACTGGTTTCGTGATGAAGCGCAACGCCGCCCAGATGCTACTGAGTCGGCCGGCAGTGGCTATGGACTAAGCACCGCGTCGTACAGTTGCGACGTGTGGGCATTTCACAAGGACATCGGTTATCAAACTCGCGCCAATGCGGACAATCCACTGAACCTTGACAACGAGGCAACGCAATTTGTCACACAACGCATGTTGCTGCGACAGGAAGTTCAGTGGGTGAGTGATGCATTTACCACTGGGGTGTGGGGTACCGACGTGGTGGGCGACACGGATTTCACCTATTGGAGCACCTACGCTACCAGCGACCCAATCGACAACATTGAAACCGGCAAGGAGACGGTGCTATCGACCACCGGGTTTCTGCCCAATACGTTAGTGCTTGGCTACCAGACATTTCGCAAATTGAAGTACCACCCCGACCTGGTGGACCGGTTCAAATATACGAGTCCCGAGAACATCACGGAACAGATGATGGCTGCTTTTTTCGACCTCGAAAATGTGTACGTCGCCAAAGCCATCAAGGCCACCAACACCGAAGGCGAGACGGCGGCCTATTCGTTTACACATGGAAAACACGCATGGCTCGGTTATGTCAACCCGACGCCTGGCCTGCTGGCTCCATCCGCGGGATACATTTTCGAGTGGGAAGGCGTGAGCGGGGGCCTAGGCGCACAGGTCGGCCTCAGCCGGTTCGAGATGGCCCACCTCAAGGCCGAACGCATCGAGGGTGAAATCGCGTTCGATAACAAAATTGTGGCGAGCGATCTCGGCTACTTCTTCAGTGGTGCGGTGAGCTAAGATGGCGACCTACGAGGTAGTTAAAGAGGCCGCTGGAATGCCGGTAGGGACGCTGCTCACACGCGCTGACTTCGTGGACGCGCGACGTCTGGACCGCATGGTGCGCCAACGGTACGTGCGTGTAGTAGCAGAGGAGGATAGCAATGAGCTAACTGTCGCCATCCTGCTGGATGCCACCATCTATCAACTGCGCAAGCTTACGCCAAGCGTGACCGATGCGGAAACATTGCGCGCGGCGATGGCGCAGGATGAGCGCAGCACGGCGCAGGCTATTTACCGGTCGCGCCTACAGGAGGTGAACGATGGCAAATAGACTCACAAAAGGCAAGGCGCTGGTTGGCGCGGTCGATGTGCCAACTGACCAGCTTTATATCAATAGCACAGCGGTGACGGCCTCGGCCGCGGAGCTCAACCGGGCGGCGGATATATCGGGCCGCATCGTGGATGCGACGAGCTCGACGCTGTCCGTCACCGAAGCGACACACGAGGGAAGAATCGTTACGCTAAATCGGGCGGCCGGGATTGCGGTCACGTTGCCTGCTGCAACGGGTGGCGGTGCAAAATATCGCTTCATTATTGGCACAACCATTACCAGCAATTCGACAACTGTCAAGGTTGCCAACGCCAATGACACAATGTTCGGTATGGCGTTGCTTAACCAGGACAGCGCCGAAACGGTTGTAGGGTTTGAGGCAACCGCGGGTGATGACACCATCACGCTGAATGGTACGACGACCGGCGGTATCAAAGGCGCGACAGTTGAGTGCGTTGACATGGCTGCCAATGAGTGGTGGGTACGCGTCATCAGTGATGCGACCGGCACGGAGGCCACACCATTTAGCGCCACGGTAAGCTAATGAGCGCTGAAAGCATCCACCAAATTCGCCTCCTGATAGGCGACATCGATACGAGCGACGAGCTATTCAGCGATGCGCAAATCACATCGCTGGAGTCACTGTACGGTGGTGTCTATGCGACGGCGGCGGCGGCGTGCAATGCACTGGCTGCCAAATTCGCACGCGAGGTAGATGCAACAGTAGACGATGTGCGGGCCAGCAACTCGCAAAAATACGAGCACTATGTGGCGCTCGCCAAGACATTATCCATGCAGGCGGCGCGCAACATCGGGGCCACGCCATACGCGGGCGGAATCAGTCGGTCCGACAAGCAGACTTACGAAACCGACAGCGACCGCGTGGAGCCTGCATTTACCGTGGAATTGCACACAAATCGCAATGCCTCTAATCAACGACGTGACACTGACTAACTTGCGCAGCATCCACACAGATGCGCTTATGGACACATGTGTACGCATGGTCTACAGCAGCAGTGATGAGGGCTACGGCTACGGGCAATCGTACAGCGCCGGGGCAACATTCTCGTGTCTAGTGTCTGAGTTTGAGCCGCAGACGATGGAGGTGCAGGACCAGGTGCAGCGCGTAGATGTGCGCATCCATTTCGCCCGCGGCACAACGCTAGACTATCGGGACCGACTCAGGGTGACAAAACTGCACGGCGACACACTGAATAGTCCCATCACCTACGAGATTGTGGCTGGGCCAGACACGACCCACGTGGGGGTAGAGTGCCTGTGCGCCAAGGTGATGGATGGGAGCGAGTCATGATAGACAAGCGAATGCAGGACACGCAGCAATATGACCGCGTGATTATTCGTATGGACGAATGGGGTAATGGCACGGTCGAAATCAATGGCATGAGATTGCATTCGACAACCGGCGTCAGTTTCGAGACGGTGGCCGGGGTCTTGCCTGTCGTGACAATCAAGTGCGTTGCCTCGGTGGATGCCAACATGCCCGCGCTGGTGAATATACGGGAGTCAAAGGATGCCGGTTAGATGGTTCGGCGACCGGGTACGGCAACTCGTCGAGAACCGTGCGCAGATTGCGCTAGAGGACATTGCGTTTGCTGTGCGCGAAGAAGCACGGCAAAACATCGACGAAAACGGCCAGGTAGACACGCGCTTTTTGCGCAACTCGGTCTATGTGGCGACACCCAAGCAAATTACGCCCATCCCGCCATCCGGCACATATACGTCGCTCAAAGGTAGTGGACAGGTGCGGCGCGAGGCTGTGCAGCCGGATCGACCGTCGAGCGGCGCAACGGTGGGTGTGGCGGCAGTGTACGCCATTTACCCTGAGCTGCGTGATAGCTATCTGTTCAAGGCACTTAACCAAGTGCAGAACAACCCGCGCGTCGAGGGTGCAATTGAGGCGAAGCTGCGGTGATAGATGCAAATACGACACTGAGAACCTATCTCAGTAATCAGTCAGCGCTTACTGCGCTGACCTCCACCCGTTTGTGGCCGGGCCGCACGTTTCCGCCAGAAGATTACGATCCGGGGGACGGTGCAGGTATCGCGTTTCGCTCGCGCGGCGGACCGGGGCTGGATTTTTCCCGGCAGGTGCTCCGACTCTCCATGCAGATGAAATGCTACGCCGCCAACAAGTACGATGCTAATACACTGTACCGCACGCTAGTAGATGTGCTGGACGACAAGCGCGGCGATGGTATTCGGCAGGCGCTACTCGATGTGCCGGGCCAGACGCTCGAAGAACAAGATACGGGCTGGCCCTACGTGCTGGTCTTTTTTGATATATGGCTGCTGTCCGCAGTGGCCGCATAGGAGTGATACAAAATGGCTTCTTTTTCTGCATCTGATGTGCTGGTGGCCGACGCTCGCGTTTTGTGGGCCGCAACCGGCACTGCACTACCCGACGAGACAACGGTCGATTGGAATGACAGCACGGGAGCGTATACGAATTGGACCGATTTCACAATGATGGGCTACACGCTTGTGCCAACGGTCATTAATTACACCTATGAGACATTTGAGGTGGATGTGCAACAAAGCGCCAGTCCCATCAAGCGCAGCAAGAACACCGAAAGAATTACGGCCGCAACGACTTTGGCGCAGTTTGATGGTGACCTGTTAGCTCTAATTCTCGGTGGCACAAATACCGACACTGCCGCCGGGGCATCACAAAAGGGATTTAGCGAAATCAAGGCGGGTGGTAGTACAGCGCTCGCCGAATATCTGTTCGCCATCGAGGGGTACCGACTGGATACAAATAACAATGAACAGCCGGTACGTGTATTTATTCATCGCGGCACCATCCGACAGGATGGCGACATTCCATTTGACAAAGCTGGTGCGACCGGCATGCCAGTCATCATCGAGGGATTGGCGGATTCGTCGAAGGCCACGGGCGAACAATTGGTGCAAATCCAAATCGTGACCGCTCCGGCCACGAGCTAGACGGAGAACTTCAGCTATGGCACGAGAAATTGAAATCAAGTTGGGCGGCGAGTCATATACTGTGTCGCAACTACCGATGCGTGCTAATAAAGCGTGGCGAGACAACCTTGCCGCGCCTTTTTCGCGCATAACGACTTTACTCGAAGGCAATCAGGAATTAGAGCTTGCCACGGTTGGCGACTACGTGAGCATCATTCAGTTAGTCTCTGACGTGGCACTCGGTGCTATCGACATCATTGCGGAGCTAGTGTTCGACTATGCCCCGGTGCTGGCTAAGGACCGAGCGCGCATCGAGTCGGAAGCCTATGACGACGAAATGGTGGAGGCGTTCGGGCAAATTCTGGGCCTGGCGTACCCTTTAGGACGACTGGCGAGCGTGATAGGGATTGGCCGCTCTCAGACCACGACATCACCGAACTCGCCCTCGCCGAGTGGGGTCAATGGCCAAACGAAATCGGGACGCCCGAAGAAGTCCAAGACCTCCTCTTAGATTCGTGGATGCGCCGCAAGCGCTGGGAGTATCGGCAGCAGGCGGTGTCTGTCGTCAACGCGTACGGCGAGGCGATAAATGCGGGCAAATCGTCCTTGCCGCATTCAGGAGGTGTATCCGACGCAGTGCGCGCCGCACAGGAGCAGCGCGCCGCCGGCGTGCCGGGACTATTTGACCTCGTGGAGCAATTGGGCGTGGGCAAGAAAATCCCGCCACCGAAGGGCAAAAAGCACTAGATGGCTATCAAGATCGCCGATGTTTTTGTCGGCGCCAGAATTGATACAGACCAATACGAGCGCGACTCGGCGCGACTGCGTCGGGAAACCACCGCGCTCGGCAACGTGCTGCAAGGCGTTTTTCGGGGAATCGGTCAACGGTTGTTCGACGGGCTAGTGACCGGTTTCAATCGTGCTGTTAACGGAATAGGGCGTACCATCAACGCAGCGTCCGGCCTCGGCGAGTCCATCAACAAAACATCGGCTGTATTCGGACAGTCCGCGCAAGAAATTCTCGACTGGTCGCAGACCACAGCCAATGCACTAGGGCAATCGCAGCAACAAGCGGTAGAGGCCGCGGCCACGTTCGGCAATCTATTTGTGTTGCTCGGATTCGGGCGTGGAGAGGCTGCGGAATTTTCGCAAACGCTGGTCGAGCTGGCGTCAGACCTCGCCAGTTTCAACAACATCGACCCGACCGAGGCGTTGGAAAAATTGCGCGCCGGTCTCGTGGGCGAGACCGAGCCACTTCGTACATTGGGCGTCAACATCAACGCGGCCACGGTGGAGGCAAAAGCGTTTGAGCTTGGCATTGCCTCGGCGGGCGACGAACTGACCGAACAACAAAAAGTGATTGCTCGGTACAATCTGATACTTGACCAAACCGCAACGGCTCAGGGCGATTTTGCGCGCACTGCGGAAAGCCTACCGAATGCGTTGCGGCGCGCGTCTGCGGGCTTTGACAATCTGCGTGCGACTATCGGCTCGGCTTTTGAGCCATTGGCCTCAATCGTCGCTAATACGTTGGCTGACCTCGCAAACCGAGTGGCGCCGTTCGCTGAAAATATCGCTGCGCAAATTGCCAACGGTCTGGCCGCTGGTCTGCGCTTCATCACGCCAGTGCTCCAAACTATGCGCGACATCTTCGTGTTTTGGTTGCAGCCGGGCAGTCCGCCGCGGCTGTTGCCCGAGCTGGTGCGCTGGGGGCAATCGGCGGCGCAGGAATATTTGTCGGGATGGTCACAAGCGAATTTCGACGCGCTCGACCGGCTCGGCAGTGGCATTGAGCGGGCTATTCGCTCGTTTGTGGACGTGGGCCAAATCGACGAAATTGACGTGGTTGGTCGGGTGCTCGGCACGCGTGAGGCTATCACCCGCGCAATCGGTGAGTTCCGCGAGGTGGGGCGAGTCTCACAGGAGACACTGAGCACCATTGCACTGCGCGCCGGGCCTGCCGGAGATAGCGTGCGTGGCGTAGTTGAGGCATTTTTTGAACTGGAGAGCGCCACCCGTGCAACTGAGCAGGCGCAGTCAGACCTCAACGCAGTAAATGAGCGATTCGCCGATATTATCGACCCGCTGCAAGACGAACTTGGCGCACTGCGCGAGCGAGAGAAATTGCTGCGCAATCAGCAGCGCATCGAGCGATTGCAGGAAACAGTGCGCGATCCACTATCCACGGGCCGGGAACGCGAACTTGCGCAACTCCAGATAGCCCAACTGGAGTTGCAAAATCAAATCACCGATGCCAACCGAGAGCGGGACGAGGCGGTCACCGAGGCAGAGGCGAAACTAGAACAGGCGCAGGAAGCAGAAAAAGCTGCCGCTGAAAATCTGTCGGTACAGGAGTCCGCGCTTGACCAGCAGGTGCGGACGAATGAACTGCTTGGCGAACAGGTGCGATTGTACGAACGCCTAGAGCAAGCGGCGCAACGGGCAGCAGATGCGGCAGCGGGCGAGGCGCAACGTGAAGCGGCAAAAGCTTTGCAGGAGGCTGAGCAGGCCGCCAAGGCGGCGGCGCGGGAGCAGGAACAACTCGCCGCCGCACAGCTACGATACGAGTTGCAATTGGCCGACACGCCGGGCAAAATCGCCATCATGCGCGAAGAGCTAGCGAAAGCCGAAAAGGGCAGCGTTGAATACTTCAATATTCTCGTGCAAATTGCGCAGCTGGAGCAACGGTTGGCGCAAGAGAGAGCGCAGGGAGGTGCGGGTGCAGGGCTGCCCTTGCCGGATATTCTGCCGCCCGAATTGTTTGAGACAGAAGATTTAGTTTCGCCCGAGTTACAGACGGCGATAGATGGAGTCAACGAAGCCATAGCGGGTATCAAGGAGGGGCTGGCAGATGGTGAGGCCGGAGAGCCACCGCAATTTGTCCGGGCCATTAAAGAGGCTTTTGACACCCTTATCGAGGATGGACGCACATTCACCGGAGAAATATGGCCCTCTTTGCGAACTGCGTTTGAGGAGGCCATTAAGCTTGCCGGAAACCTGACCGTCAAAGTGGGCGAGTTATTTTCTGCATTCGGAGATGAGACCAATCTGACCGACCTGCGCGAGCTGGTCGAGGAAGTTGGCCGCATCCTCGACCAGCTCAACGAATTATTTGGCAATAGCGCCACGGAGAATGAGGAAATCACCCGCACCGCCTGGCAGCGTATTGGCACATTCCTGGGTGAAAACCTGAATGCACTTCTGAATCTATTTACAAGCATTCTATCCTTGCTGCGCGGCGATTGGGAAGTGGCTTGGGAAAATCTCAAAGAGGCATTTAATGCATTCTGGGGGAGTATTTTTGAGCGGCTGGGCGAGGCCATTCCTGATTTTGTTAAGAGGTTTGCAACTGGCCTATTTGATACTGCGGAGGAGTTCCGCGGCTTTGTCGAGGACGTGGGCGATATTATCGGCGGCCTAGTAACCGATATGCTCCAGAGCGGCAAGGATCTCATCGGCAATTTGTTCGACGGCATGAAGGGGGCGTGGGAGCCGGTAGAAACCTGGTTCCGGGAACGCATCAAATGGTTCAAAGACCAACTGCCCGGCTCCGAGCCCAAAGATGCGTCATCGCCTTTGCGTGGGCTATCTGACGCCGGAGCCGCCATCATCGGCAATATCCAGCAGGGCATCGAGGCCGCGAGCCTCAATGTCGACGTGCTGGGCGCAACAGCACAAGCGGCGGCAGCGGGCGCAACGACCAACAACAGCACGACTTTTAACATTGTGGTCAATGCTACGCCGGGCACGGATGTGGACGCGGTACGCGCCGGTGTGCAACAGGGCGTGACAGATGCCATGCGTGCGCGGGGAGGATAGGGATGGCATATATTTTACTCAGCTTCGACAGTCTAACCATCCCGACCTATTTGCAGGATGGCGACCAACAGAACATCGGTACCGGCTCAGCGCTGACGAATTTCACGCAGCTTGCGGGGGGCGGTTTTTTTGACAACTATGGCAGCAGCGTGTCACCGCGCGCCATCCAGTCCATTACGAAAACCGGATTCATCTGGGGCGACACTGCGGCAGACACCAGAGATACGCTAGACAATTGGCGCGCCAAAATCGGCGTACGCGGCAAGTTGACGGTGCAGTATGACGACAGTACTGAGCGCTGGCAGTATGCTCGACTAACGGACGTAAGCACGCCACGGCGGGGCAGCGACAAGGGCAATTGGTTGGTCGTCAATTTTACGTGGATGACGGCGGACCAAAAATGGTTCGGCACAGCACACCCGGTGCAGGGGTGGACATGGGGTGATGGCTCGTGGACATTTGGCGACGGTACGGCTACATTCGGCGAGGAGTTCGAGGAGTTCACCTTTGATGCCAACCCGGATAGTTTCAGCTTGTCGAACGGCGGCAATGTGGACGCGACTGACCTAGTCATTTCGCTGCGGCCAAATGAGGCGGTTTCTTCGCTAACCATCAGCAATAGTGCCAACGGTGCATCCATGACGTTCTCCGACACCATTACAGCCGGGACAGAGCTAATCATCAATGTGGGTGCGATGAGCATCACCAACGGCGGAGATAATGCGTTTTCTGGCTTCGCCAACAACCAAATTCCGTGGATGCCACTCGCGCCAGGAACGAACACCATCACCGTGCAGTATGTGGCGGCTGATTCGCTCAATGGCGACATCATTGACTTTCGATGGAAAGACGCGTGGGCGTAGATGGCTATCACATTTGTGGCTAGCGCCACAAAAACATACGGTAGCACGCAAAGTTCTATCACCATCGACAAGCCAACGGGCACGGCGGAAGACGATGTGCTGATTGCCACGCTGCACATGGCGTCGACGGGCGTCACCGCGCCGAGCGGCTGGACGCTCATTCTGGAGAACGACGACACTGGCAATGGCGTCGATATTCGCAGCTACTACAAAGCGGCGGGCGCGTCGGAGCCTGCGGACTACACGTGGACACTCGATACCAACAAGGACGTGGCCGGTGTCGTCATGACGCTGCGCGGTGTGAACACCGCCTCGCCGATTGATGCCCAATCCGGCGCTGCGGACCAGACCGGTACGGGCACTACAGCCACGGCGAGCAGCATCACGACCACAGCTGATGGCGCGTGGTACTTCTTTGTCGCCACTGGCAAAGATAGCAGCCTGTCGTGGACACCAGAATTTTGGATGACCGAGCGGTTCGACGATGGCACCGGTACGCGCATCGGCTTCGTAGCGAGCTACGAAACGCCCACCGCTGGGGCAACAGGCGACGTATCAGGCTACCTGAGCACGTCCGCCCCGTGGATTTGCCACATGTTCGCCGTGGCTCCAGCAGAGTCACGTGCGGTCAGCGTATCGGACAGTGTGTCGGCCAGCGACAGCGTCTCTGTTAGCTCGCCGGGTGCAATAGAGACACGCATCTCGGCCCCTCCCGGCGAGACACTGTATGGTCCCGTCACCATCGACGTCATTAATCGGCAAGGCATCTTGCAAGGGGCGGGGCCGATTTATACCGCATCAGAAATCCAGTACACGCGCCGCCTCAACCGGGCCGGGTCATTTTCGTTTCGGATGCCCAAGCGCGACGAACGTCATGAGTTGCTGTCGCCCAAGGCGAGCATCGTCAAAATTCGCATGGATGGACGACGCCTGACATGGGGTCTGGTCGAACAGACACGCGTCACGGTGGACAACGCTGACAACATCATGCTGGAGGTATCGGGCCGGGACATGCTGGCCGAGTTGGCCGAAATCCCCGTGGCATTTCTGAATATTTCACAAGGCGGCGGCGGGGTAAATGATGCACCGGCGCGCATCCTGCAGGTGGTCAACCAGTTTACACCGAGTCAATGGGTATTAGACCCGTTCCGCAGTGACCTGACGACTGCAACCGACGTATACACCAAATTCGCCGGTGAATCAGCACTGCAGGCGCTCATCAAAATCGCCGAACATATCGGTGAAAAATTCCGACACGGCGAGTTCCTGCGCTCCATCACGTGGCTGAACGATGCGCCGCTCATTTCACTGCGCGCGTTTCAGACCGCGGGCGACCCCATCGCGGTAGAGACAAATGACGATATCTGTCTCATTCGTTCGCTGGAGGAGGTCACCGACTCGCATGAGCTGATAAATCGGGTGTATCCCCATGGCAGCGGCGTCGGCGAAACCCGATTAACGCTCAATCCGACCACGCGCACGGCTCCCACTGGTTGGACGCTGAACAAGGCCGAGAATTATTTGGAAAACACGGCCAGCGTTAATAACCTGGGCGCGACCATCAGCCGTTTTGTACAGTTCAAGAGTTTACGGCCTATCTCGAACACAGATCAAGACCTGGAGAGCGCGAGCAATGCTCTGTTCGACGCGGCGGAAGCCTGGTTGCGCAAGCGAGACGACACCAGCGATAACAAGACATACAGCCTGGAGGTTTTCAAGCTGTCGCGCGACCTGCGGCCCGGCGACCGCATCCAAGTTGTTTGGAAAGACGACGCATACAACGTGTCGGGCGTATTCACAGTACTGGAAATCGCCACCCGTATCGCGGCCAATGGAGGAATGACGCACCGGCTCACTATCTCGGCTACGGACAACTACCCCGTCAGTGACGGCGAGATACAGGCGCAGCAGATTGAGGAAGGCACTGTCCTCAGCGCCCATCCGCAGACGAATGCGAACTCGTACCGCGAGAATCATCGCGTGTTCGTGGGCGAAGACCAGACCAGCGAGAAGGCGGAAATACGCTGGTGGTTTGGGCCGGAGGTGGTGCAGCTTGACCAAGTGTTGTGGCGATTCAACCTGACGGAGTTGGTTGCACCTGCGACTACAGTGGGTGGCACGGTGGACAGTACCGACTCGTCATCCATTACGACCACTAGCGGTGGATCATCACATAGCCACGAAACAAATAACCATCAGCATGTGCTAACAGTGCCGTATGGGAGCTCGTCTGTATCTCGCCATGTGGTGCTAGCATCAAGCGGAAATGGCTTTTTTTACGAGCACTCGTCGGACGAAGGTGACCGCACAATAAACACGGACAATAGCGGTGGAGGCTCAACCACCACGTCGGACTCATCTCACACGCACGGCATGGACCATACACACGACATCGATGTCGGTGCCGCACTGGCCACCGAGTTTGGCATCAATCGAGAGTCGGCAGCCGACACATTCGTTATCGGCGATCTGGAGTACCGCGTCAACAATGGCGCGTGGAGCAGCCTGGACGCCGCCGATTCGCTGGCCGGTGGCTGGTATGCGCTCGACATCACCGACGTGCTGACCTCGAGCAATTTCCGCCCGGCGCAAGAAGGAAACATTCTGGAAGTGCGGCGCAAAGCGAGTGGCGCAACGGGCAAGACCGCAATGATTGATGGTGCGCTGGAGATACGTAATTTCATACAATCGATTGCGTTTAGATAGGAATAACTAGTGACCACCACATTTCACACACCAATCGTCAATGGCGCGTCGAACGATGCGTCCACGGTGAATACGCCGCTCGGCACGTTGGACGCCGAATTGGTATCGCAGGATTCGCGCCTCGACACGCTGGAGGCGTCGGTCGGCGGCGCTGTGGACGAGAGCGCGGACTACAATTGGACCGGCACGCACACGTTTGCGGTCGGGCAGTCTGTCACATTCAACAGCACAATTACGTTGAACGCGGCAGTATCCTTGACCTCTGCAATTACGTCAACGAGCAGCATCACCACCGGAGCTATTATAACGACAAGTCTTGCACAATTGGGCGGGACAGATGTTCGCCTTCAGGCACCGGTAACTGTCAGCGACGCAATGAACTTCACCGGCTCGAATAGTCTGTCTCTCGCCAGTGGCAATATTACTCTGACAAATGGCAATATCAATTTCATCGCGACAAGTGACCAGTCGATCGATTGGGCGGGCGAGATTGATTTAACCTACGATGTGTCGGAAAACGTGCTCAACTTCAACCACTCGGACAGCACGGCCATTTTGACGATTGACCGCGACAATAAACGCGTGGGCGTGTTGAACTCTGCGCCCGGCGCTCAAATGTCGGTTGCAGGTGGCATTGTGGTAGCGGCCACGAGCAGCGGCGACGCGTTTAATAACAATCTACTCGCCTGCACGTGGGACAGTGATGATGTTTGCTCGGCATTTGCGTCGGCTGTGTCCTCAAATTTCACCATAAACACCCGAGACCTAGGCAACGACGAGTCAGGACCGCGTTTTGTGGTGGGTCGTAACACAAACGCGGCGGATGGCACAGTGGGCGGGGCACCAGGCGTAATGCAATACACCACGGCGAACAACTCCACGTACAGTACGTGGGTAGATAATACGGGAGATTTACGCATATCATCATTTTCTCCAACCGGCAGTACCGGCTCACCATCTGTCGATGAATCGGCGGGGACAGTTGTTGGCGACCAAACCAGCTTCGCCGCATCGAAAAACATTGATGATGCGCTGCCCAGCACACACGCCGCTATTGCTCGCGTGCGTGGCGCGGCACGGGCGAGACGGCGCTTTGTGTATCGGAACGGGCGCTACAATGGAGAGCAGTTTGACGGCATCGTGACAGACCTCGCGCCACACTACGGCATGGACCGCGACAACGACCATCCGCAGGGGAAATCGCTAAACATCATCACGTTGCACGGCGACACGATTGCCGCACTCAACCACATACTCGACCGACTCGACAACCTGGAGGCGCAACTTGTCTGACGAACGCAAACCACTAACCGACGCGCAACAGGCGCATCTCGACGCACTGGCGCAGGCGCAACAGATGGCCGCGCAGGCCGTGCAGCAATTCCTCGCCTACCTGCGCGCTGAGCATGACGCACCGGCAGCGGACGGATGGAACATCGCCACGGCGGACGAGGGATTCGTGCGTAGCGCGGAAGACAACGAGGACGCATGACGCATCTGCTGATAACGCTTCTATTCGCCGTCATCCCGTGGAACCTGGACCTCATCCGCGCACCGGAAGCGTGGACCATCACGCGCGGCTCATCGGATGTCGTGATTGCTATCATTGATTCCGGCATCTACGCCGAGCATGAGGAATTCCCGAACGGCATCGTACCTGGATACGATTTTGTGCACAACGACACTGAGCCGGCGGACGACCACGGGCACGGGACGCGGGTGGCGTCCGTCGCAGCGGGCGCGACCGTCGGCGTATGCCCCGAATGCTCCATCATGCCGCTCAAGGCGCTAGCGGAGACGCCGACGGCGGGCGGATGGCAACGTATCGCGGATGCAACAGTGTGGGCCACCAGCAATGGTGCGGATGTAATTTTGTACGCCCTCGGCGACAGTCAGCCGTCAGGAAACTTACACGACACCATCGTCTACGCGCAGGAGCACGGCGTGTTTCTGGTGGCCGCGGCCGGCAGCAGTGGGACCGATGCCGTCATCTGCCCCGCGTGCTACCCTGGCGTGCTTGGTGTGAGCGCAACCACCAAGCAGGATGAGCAATACGTGTTGAGTAATGTGGGCGCGCACGTAGACATCAGCGCGCCCGGTGAATCCATCAAGGCCGCGCACCATGCGCGGCCAGGCTACACATTTGCAAGTGGCTCCAGTATCGCAGCTGCGCACGTGGCGGGCCTGGCGGGTTTGCTGCTGAGCCAGGGTCATGACGCGGCGGATGTGGCGCGGATTATCGTGGGCAGCGCGGTGGATTTGGGCGCGCCGGGGTATGATGTGGAGTTTGGGCATGGGCGCATCGACGCGTGGGCCGCGGTGCGTGGGGGTACGGCCACGGTGCCGCCGGTGAGGGTGTGGCGCTGGTGGCTGCCGTGGGTGCCCGTGCAGTAGGCAACAAAAAACCGCGTAGGAGTTGACTCCTACGCGAGAAAAGAAAAGCCCGGCGCATCGTGTGATGGCCGGGCTGTGTGTAGTCCCACTACACAGCGAACGCTAACCTAAATTCCTCCACCATCTCAGGCATTCGTGCAATGGTAAATGCACCAGTGGATTCGACACCACGCCAATCCACGGCTGGATGGTATGCATCCACCGATATCCGTCTGGTATGTGTCTACGCATACCGGTGTCGGTCCGGCAGATTGACAAGCCGTTGATTTCGTCATCGACCAGTCGCAACTGGTCGATATCAAATTCCCGCTTAATGGTGTCCTTCTTTCCGCCCCGTGTCGGGGCAATGTGTGTGTGCTCAGATACACATCACGCTGCGTCACCCTTGTCAACATCATTTTTTGAAATTTCTTCTCTAACACGGGTACGAAATTCCTGTAGTTCCGTCTCGTCGAACCGCCGCCCATGGCGGTCCAAACTGCGAATCGTAATGCCAGCCACACGCCATTCCCATTCGCTTTCATTGCCGCCCCAGTTGGTGGCGCGGCAATATACGGGAAATGTCTTGCCGTCAGGTGTGGTATACACACCTGACAGTCTGCCATAGCGGTCCTCGTCCTCGTTCCAGATGATATTAGGCCCCAACGGGGTTTCTCCAAACTCAAGAGTGTACATAACACATCTCTCTTTCCGCCCCGTTCGGGGCACTGTGGCGCTCGATGCGCCAGTTATTTGCTCGGCTTCGGTCCCGGCTTCGGTCGATTACGAAGCCAGGATACAAAATCTACGTCGGTGAATACCCAGTCGCGTCCTAGCTTCTGGGCGTTGGGTATCCACCCCTTTCGTGCGGCCCATCGCACGGTGACGGGCGGCACGTCCTCGCCGTGGGAGGCTGCGAGTTGTACAGCCTGCTGCACGGTGATGAGTTTGTCGAGTCTAGTCATTATTGTAAGAATCTCTACGGCTCGCAGCTTGGTATCGTCTCCACTCTCTCTTAAACAACTCCCACTGATTATCGCTGGCATTTTCATACCAGCGGGCAGCTATCGCATTCGGCGTGCTGCGTAGGATGTTGTCCAGCGCCTGCTCTGCGGTATAAATGTCGGCGGTCTTCGGCTCGATGCCGAACTGACGCAATTCACTTCGTGCTGCCCCTAGCGCAATCTCGCGCATCTCGCCTTGTGTCATTTCGTGTCTCCTTGTCTATCTATCTATTGTCGTCTGTGATAATATTATATCACACGATAACAACTATGTCAAGGGGCAATTTGTTATGTCCAGGCGATTCTGCTCACTCATGTCACTCATGACTGGATAAGGTCTTCGGCGCGCCAACCTGCATACCACGCTGCGAGAATCTCTTCTCGCAGTGCTTGCGGAATATCCACCCACCTTTCGCAGTCGCCCTGTGTAAGGTCGACCGCGAGATCATCGCGTACAGGATGGTATTGCCCGTTGGCGCGTGCCTCTGCACCCAACGAGCGGGCAAACAGTGTGTACATGGTTCCTCCGTTGGGGCGCACTGGCCGTAGCAGCTCGCCGGTTGCCTGGTACACCGGGACCGGCGAGCTTGTGTCTCGGGCGATGACAGCCAGGTTGGCTGTCGGGAAGTGGTGGACGAGGTGCGCGGCCACGATGCTGAAACCGGGCGGGATGATCACATCGGCGTTGTAGACATTGCCGCCCAGCGCATCTGTGGCCTCCGCCACTATTCGCTGTATCTGTGGTGCAAGTGGCTTCGACGTGTCCACTTGCACGGCAATTTCGTGATATTCCATGTGCTCTGCACCACAGGACTCTTGTAATTCTCTCTTCTGCTCTTCGCTCATCGAGTGCCCAAAGTTTAGTACGTACATTTTTTCTCTTTCCGCCCCGTGTGGGGCAATTGTGGCGCACGGTGCGCCATGGCGTCAACGTCAAGTCAATCAGCAAATATATCATTTATTAGTCGCTGCTCTCCGTCGTCCAGGTCGAGACGACGGAGCAAGATCCCCGAGATAGATGTTTTCGGGAGCCAGACAGAGAACGAGGTCGACCAGGTGGAGCCGCCTCCAACCCCCGGGCCGTGGGCCGACGAGTCGCCGTACCCGTGCAACTCCCGATCGGCGCAGCGAACCTGCGCCTTGTTCAGGCTCGGGAGGTCGATTTCCATCGACCCCCCTCCAGGGAAGAGAGCGATCACGAACAATCGCTCCCCCTCCTTGCTGTTTCCGTATGGCGATGGGCGCCAACCACTTACTACGTAGTTGGCTTCGCTCGCGCCGATCAGAATTTGTTTCCCGTAAGTACCCTCGAATGGAGGGTACTCGGGATACTCTGCACAGCATGGGTGCAGAGCCTTGTGATTTACGGCGATGTGCTCCGGTCTGGCTCCATACTGGGAGTCAGTATGGAACAGAAGCACTTCAATATATTCACGCCAGGAGTATAGTTGCGGGGATGCCAACACCTGGCCATTGTGCCACCAGGTATGGTATCCCGTTTCTTGGCGCACGTTGTGCGCCAAGTCATTGACTTCTTCGTAGATGGGGTATTTCCCCACGCGCCCCCATTTATCCATAATTCCTCCCCCTGCTAGTGCCTGTCGAGTACAGGCCATAGTACTCGCCGCACATTTGGGGCTAAGTACGACAAAAAACTTCCCTCGTCATCCCATACGGCAATGCCATGTTGTCCTGGGATAATCTGGACGGTGATTGGGCCGTAGTCTTCTTGGAGCGGCTTCAAAAGCCGCTCCACTTCCGCTTCAATCTGTTGCATTTCGTTCGCAGGCGCATCTCGATTTAAGTAATTGAGAATGTTTTTTTCGCCAATTTTTACTAACATAATTCATTCCTCTTTCCGCCCCGTGTGGGGGCATTGTGGCGCTCGATGCGCCTACGCTTCGTTGGCGTGCTGACTGCATCGCCAGCTAAAACTGTTGTCAGTGTAAAACACCAGCCACTCGGCTTGTGCGCTGCACGCTAGGCAGCACACGCTGGTGTCGATGGCCATTCGATGCACCACGCTCGGCGTGGTGCACTCTCGCTGGTGCAGCAGCTCGATAGCTGCGTTGACTGCGGCTGTGCGGTTTCTGTACCGCTTTTCTAGTTCCGCCAGACGAGGCACGTTGGCCTCGTCTGGGCGGAAGGTTAGCGGGTGGCTAGTCATCCTGTTAGCGTCCATTCCTCGTTGTACCACCCCCAGGTGATTTTCTGGGGCGGCTTTTCTTCCTCAACAGTTACAGAGGATTCGCCAGCCTGTTCCTCGCTTCCCTCCTGCTCAATCAAGTACTCGAAATTCATGTTGTATGTATTGAAAATGTCGTTACGTTCAAATCCAGTTACGATCAACGTGCCTCGCTTCGGAGGAATGGCTGTACTGTTGGTCAGTGCGTACTCAATAATTTCACCCTTGCGAATTGTCATTTGATTGTCTCCTGTATTCAGTCTGCCTCATTCAGCGCCGGGCGACTATCCCCGGTCAGACGCCCCGGAGGGCGTTTCGGCTATTGTTGCGCTTTGTATTCGCTGATGCTGTCGTAGTGAGTGAATTCAGTATCATCGCCTGGATGATTGCGAATAGTTAGAGGAACGTCCCCAAACATCTGCATCGACTGATCAATAAATTTCTCTTGTATGCTCAAGCTGCAGCCTGCCTCAATTGCGCTTTTTACTAGGTTTACAAGTTCACTGGCACTTGTAGCTTGAGCTGACCACGCATTTGCGCCTCGGTACTCGAAACCATCGATTTTTACGTCTGGAGTCGCATAGAGTGTAATGCGTCCCTGATTCGTGAACTCTACCACTCTGTGATTGCTATTGTTCTGCTTCATTTTGTATCTCCTGTTATCCAGTTACTGTTCCTCGTCGTTGAATACATTGTATCACACTTTAATACAAATGTCAAGGGGCAATTTGGCGAATTTGGAAAATTGATAGAAACTCGCCAATACAAAGCGCCCGACCGAAGCCGGGCGCTGTTGCGGTGGAATGTTGGTGCGTCATCCGTGTGCCTTGACGCTGCCGTTTGTGTGAACCAGCTCGGGC